AAAAAAGCGTCGGGCAGAAGTGTTCGAGATTGAAGAGAAGTATTGTCACGCAGGGCGAGTGCGCCTCAGCGGTACAAGTGAGAGTTTATTTTAACCTAAATATTGAGATATGAGTTTAAACAAAGTGTTTTTGATTGGTCACATGGGCCAAGATATTGAAATGCACCACTTCGAAGGCGGAGGGTGTATTGGTCGCACATCGCTGGCGACGACGATGAAGTGGAAGGACAAGAAAACTGGCGAAAAAAAGGAGGACACTCAATGGCATAGTATTGTTTTCCGAAACAAGCAGGCGGAGCTTGCGGAGAAATGGTGCCAAAAGGGTACTAAGTTGTTCATTGAGGGGATGGTCATCTATCGCCAATACGAAAAGGACGGCGTTACGAAGTACTCCACCGAGGTAAGGGTGCGTGAGATGCAGTTCTTGGCCAAAACCAAGGAGAACGCATCGGCAGGGGAGCCAAAGGACGGCAACCCAGCACCTCCGCCACCACCGACGGCAGAGGATCCAAACGATGACTTACCATTCTAATCGATGAAGTGAGACATGAAACATAAAGGATTTTATTACATTTACCGAATACAAACGAAAATATCAGTACCATGTATTTAAAGATTGAGAACGCAGGGGAAGTCGCACCCGAAGCATTTACGCTACTAGGCGCATCAAGTAAACGAGGGGACGGAGCCAAGATTGGAATGTTCGGCTCAGGGAACAAGTACGCAATGGCATACTTCCTGCGCAAAGGCATTAATTTCAGGGTATTCTCAGGAACCAAGGAGATTGTTATCAGCACCAAGTCCAAAAACTTCAGGGACAAAGACTTCGATGTTATTACCGTGAACGGTGCCGAGACATCCATAACGACCGATTCAGGACCCAAGTGGAAGCTGTGGCAGGCTATACGTGAAATCTACAGCAACGCCATAGATGAAGGCCAGGCCAGTATAGGAACCGAAACGAGTTACATGGGGGAACCCGGAAAGACTCGGATATACATCGAGACAAATGTTGAGATAATGGAGTTCTATAATCGAATAGGGGAGTACTTCGCCATCGGCAAGAGGGCGATATACGAGAGCCAGTACGGAAAGATATACTCCAAAACCACCACCGAGGCTTTAGTTTACAGAAAGGGTATCAAGTGCTATGATTTTGCTGAAACATCATCATACGACTACGACTTCCCAAATTTGGAAATCAACGAGAGTCGTATTGTTGAGCGCACATACGATATTTATGAGGCAATGGCAATGCTCCTGTACACCTGTGAGGACGTTTCCATTATCAAAAAGATTATACGAGAGTTCGGGCAAGCGACCGTTGAGCGCAGTATAAATGGGATGTTTGTTTCGACGGATGCCCGATACCTCTCGGAACAGTGGAGGGAGGCGATTGAAAAGCCATACGTTGCCCCCAACGATTTAGCCTTTTTCATGGATGCATCGGATATTGAGGAGACCTGTTTCTTGCCCACGAAGTTCAGTAACGACATGATAGAGCGTTTCGGGGATGGGCTTATACCTCCATCGCTTCGACGTGGTTCGGGCAAGTTCCACTACAAGCCTGCTGCCCCCACGGAGCTAGAGCTACGTATGCTTGAGGAGGTGCAGAGGTTCTTCAGGGAGTGCCAGTTCGAGATAAACTACCCTATTGATATTGTAGTGTTTTCCAACCCCGACCTGCACGGCAAGGCGTATCAGGGAAAGATACTGATCAATCAGGTTGCGTTCACAAAGGGCAAGGAGTGGGTTGCCAATATTATAATCGAGGAGCTTATTCACTTGAAGTACAAGGCGGATGATGGCACCCGAAAGTTTCAGGACTCAGTTATTGCGGAGTTCCTTATGTACATGAAAACGATTAACTCTTATTCATTATGAGTATTCACACGAACAAGCTATTTAGTTTCTTCCAAAAGGAACACGCTCTCCTCCTGACCGAGGATGAGATTGATGAAATTATCTACCAAGTGAAAAAGGGCGACGTGCCTTATGTTGATCAGATGCGTAGTCGAATAAACATCTATCGGACAATTAATGTGCTTATTTTAGGTGCCTTGTTGCTTATCCTCCCTGAGTACCCGTTAAAATGGGTGGTAGGCTTGTTCCTGTTGTATAACTTATTGCACGTACTTTGTTCCTTAATTTATTTCAAGTGGTGGCTAAATGCAAAAAAACGCAGAAAAATGGGAGTCAAAAACTGAGTTTCCCGACGAGTTGAATCCAGCACAGAACCAGTTCTCTGTGGATGTGCTGGTTTACTTCCCGACGCTCGATGAGCATACGGTGGGATGGTTCGACTTCAATAAAATGAAATGGCAATTTTTATCTAATCAACAATATGGCAAAAGAGGATTTAAGTGGAGGTACTTCGACGAAGGAGACCAACCCCCCAAGAAAAAGAAAAGTGATAACCCAAGAGGACATTTTCAAGGAGGTTAAGGAGATTATCGCTGCCTCCGGGCATCCCTACAGCGACGAGGATGTTTACCTGTGTATGGGATGTACCGAGAAGTTCAATAATTCAGGATATCGCCTGACACACATGGAGGTCGCCGAGTTTCTTGTGAACGAGAAAAACTCCGAAATGATAAAGGAGAAGGGCATCAAGAAAACCATACTGGCGATGAGTAAAATGCGTCTTGGCACCATTCGCAGGCGTGGAAAGCGTCTCGGACGTAACGCTCCCTGCTTTTGTGGGAGTGGATTGAAGTATAAAAAATGTTGTTTAAAAAAGTAGACTTATGAGATTCAAAAAATCATTAATGTTGGACGTGTACGTGTACACCGAAGAGGAAGAGAAACTAAAGGAGCTCGATATTGAGACGGAATTTACCGAGGATAGTCCAACCGAAAAGCGGTACTTCTTCTGTATTGATAGTGTGCATCAGTACCGGGAAATGGAGAACGTTTCCTACCTGTACTCGAACGGCGACTCCTTTTACGTAAAGGGCAAGGCGGACGATTTGGTTCGCATCATAGAGGATCACATCGTAGCGTACAATGTGCCATGATGACCTACCTAATTTTACACGAGGGAAAAGCCTTTTATACTGAGTGGTTCATGGCAGAAAACAACTTTGTAGAGGGTATGACGGTGTTCAACTTAGATGCAGATACATTTACAACCGATGGCGAGAAGTGGCAAGCCATTGAGTTTGATCATTTATAACCCACTAAATACAATCGATTATGAGAATGAGAACCGTTTACATTGCGCATCCCATTGGGGGAGACGTGAAAGCGAACACTGCGAAAGTGCTGGCAATATTCAAGACAGTATTTGAGCAGGAGATTACCGTGGTGCCATTTGCACCCTACATACCTTACGTCATGTGCTTGGACGATGAGCAGCCTGACGTGCGCACCCGTGCCATATCGCACAACCTACACCTCCTAAGCCTTGACTTCGTTGATGAGGTTAGGCTGTATGGTGACCGAATCAGTTCGGGAATGAAAGAGGAGATTGATTACGCCTTGAGGTTCAAGGTGGCAATCCGTCCAATGACACCCGGAACAATTCGAGCCTTTCAAGAAATGTACCCCGATAACGCATCCCTGATATGAGCGACGAGGATAAATTGCGCAAACTAGACATACACGAGTCCGTCCAAATTGCGGACTATCTGCACGTTACCCGTGTTATTGGAGGGTTTATGTATGAGTACTGGGATCAACACGAGGACGTGTGTGCATCGGCGGTATTCGTGCCATACAAGATACTTCCAAACTCAAGCACCATATCAAAGCACTACAACCTCGATGAGGTATTCGACAGAATGGCGATGAGGGCAAGGGCAGAGAACTTCGTAGAGTGGCTCATAAACCATTTTTACGTACAGACGGTGCCAGCAGGCTCCGAGCTACAGTGGGCATTCAAGAACTTGGAGCTTGGTATTGAGTCCATTGGTACCCAAGAAGCATACGATTTATACATGAAACAAAAATCAGAACAATGACAAAGACACCAGTTACCTCGGCGGAGACGTTCGACCTCGATGCCGAGTTCGCATTTTATTTAGAATCAGTACAGTTGCACCCTGACCGAATGGCTCCGGGACAGCTTACGGAAACACGCAGGGCATTTGTTGCAGGGTTGGCGCAGATGTTTATCATCTTCTCTGTTGACCTTTCGGCAATTGAGAACGAGGAGGAGACCTACCCTATATTTGATAAGATAACCCAGCAAATTGGAGAGTTTTGGAAGAGCGAAGGACTCGACGGAAAGCAGGGCGGTAAACATAAAGACTGATACTATGGCAAATATGAGCTATTGCAGATTTGAGAATACTTACAGCGACCTTATGGATTGCTATGATGCCCTGACACACGAGGGACTTGATTCTCTATCTGAGAGCGAGCGCACCTTCGCAACGAAACTAATAAACGTCTGCAAGGGCATAACGCAAGATTTTGAAGATGAATGAAGAAAAATCTAACCTTATTGAATTTGATAGTATCGATTGGGGATTCATAGAGTGGCTTGACAGAGGTATGTGGTCTAACCATGAAAGGGAGGGGGGCAAGGTTGTGGCAAGAGATTTTTGGTATAATACCTATCGGTTATCCGCAATGAAAAACCCACTTACAAAAGAGCAGCTCTATGAAAAATACAAATCAGAAAAAGATAATCAGGAATGAAGCCAGCCGTTTAGTTGCACTCTAGGCGGTGCTTCGATAGCCAGCCACACATTTTAGGCGGATATTTTTTTTAGTTTGGTTGGTTGACACCCGTTAGGAGAAATCCTTCGGGTGTTTTTTTGTAAATTCACAACATGAAACTCTTAAAAGTGGCTTTCATGCTTTCAATCTTAGTTATTGGATTCACAGGGTACGCACATACCAGCGACCTGAGCCAAAATTCGCAAGATGCCATCGTCCTTACGGATGTTGATCATTCGGTAGCGATTGAGTTGCATACCCTAACCCCAGTGGAGGGTGTTTTCATTGTTACTGCACACGGCATCCTGCCACAGCAGTACATTACCGCAAGCGTAGCTAGCGGAATGGATGCGCCCATTGCAAAGACCCGAAAAGCACAGGCCGTAATAGGCCCGCAACATAGGGCAAGGGATGGATTGTGACTATTCAAACATCGCATTTAGGAAAGCACCTCATTACGAGGTGTTTTTTTTTGCATAAATTTGACCCGTTACCGTTATTGAAGGGACAGATGTACGGAAAGCAACCACATACCAAACCACCAAGCACCCTCCCTGCCATTATCGTAACGACCGCTACCGGGAAGCAAGGACTCGTTTACGACGGCACCCCAATAAACGGAAAAGTAAAAGTCGTCGTTATAGACAAAAACGGCGACGAAACAGGAGAGCGACTCCTTTGTAAGCAAAGTGGACTCACGTTCGTCGGCATTAAAGACTAATCCCAATGAACATAGTAATCCAAAACCTACAGGAGAAACTTGACTGGCTCGACATGGAACTCCGCATCACAGAACGGGATGCCACACCCAACCAAGCGAGCATCAAACAAATTAACAGGGAGATGCGCCAGTACAAGCGTGCATTGCGTATCCTCCAAAAAGCAGTAAAACCCAATGGCAAGACCAAGCGAGTACAACCCTGACCTATGCGACGAGATATGCGACCGCATTATGATGGGCGAAAACATCAAAGCCGTGCTGGACTCGGACAAACGTTTCCCATCATTCCCAACATGGTGCAAGTGGAAGCGTGAAAACATCGAATTATTTAACCAGTACATAGGAGCAATTCAAGACAAGTCCGAAAGTGTGCTGGCTAAAATTGACGAATACCTACAACAGGTACTCGACGGAGACATCACGTACAAGCAAGCCAGCCTGCTCATAAATACCCTGAAATGGAAGGCTGCGAAGTTCTACCCGAAGATGTTCGGTACCAATTCGACCATCGACCTACTGAGCGACGGCAAGGCAATACAGCAACAGGTAACAGTATTCAGGTTGCCCGATAACAATAGAGACAATGTGGAGGTCGAATGAACGAGGTAAAGTACATTGAACCACAGGCAGGCTACCAAATGATGGCCTTACAGTCCGAAGCTGATATACTTATTGGTGGAGGGGCAGCAGGAGTGGGCAAGACGTTCACATTATTACTCGAACCATTACGCCACGTTACAACGCCCAACTTCGGTGCGGTTATATTCAGGCGTACCTCCCCGATGATTCGTGCTGAGGGAGGGCTGTGGGATAGCTCATCGAAGCTATACAGCATGATTGACGGAGCCACACCGAGGCGGACGATGCTTGAGTGGCAGTTCATAAACGACGTGCGTATTAAGTTCTCCCACCTCGAATACGAAAAGAACATTTATGACTGGCAGGGTTCGGAGATTCCCTTCATTGGGTTTGATGAGCTCACGCATTTCACTCGCAAGATGTTCTTTTACCTACTCTCCCGTAACAGGTCGACATCAGGTGTACGTCCTTACGTGCGTGCGACGTGCAACCCCGACCCTGATTCGTGGGTGCGTGACCTCATTGATTGGTGGATAGGCGACGACGGGTACCCAATTCCCGAAAGGCAGGGGGTGGTTCGCTACTTCATGGTAGACAACGATAACTATATTTGGGGCGACACCAAGGAGGAGGTAATCAAAAAGGGCTGGTACGCATTGAAGGACATGGTCGATAAGAGTGGCCTGGACCCGAAATCGTTTATCAAGTCCCTCACGTTCATTGGTGGCTCCATTTACGACAACAAAGAACTGCTCCGAATTGACCCCGGATACCTCGGAAACCTAAACGCCCAAACCAAAGAGGAGAAGGCACGCCTATTGGAGGGCAACTGGAACGTCAAGCAGTCCGACATTGATATCTACGATTACTACCACTTTCGGGATATGTTCAACAATACCTACGCCGAGGAGAAATACAAACGCTCCCCTCGGTACATAACCACCGATATTGCCCTCAAAGGCTCGGACAAGTTCGTTGTGTACGTGTGGCAGGGCAAAATGCTCATAGACTTTGTGGTAATGGATAAATCCAAGGGTAACGAGGTTGTGAACACCATTAAGCGCATGGCAACCAAGCACCGGGTACAGCATTCTCATATCCTCTTCGATAACGATGGTGTGGGTGGTTTCGTTGATGGGTTCATTGAGGGGGCTAGGGAGTTCAACAATGGCTCCCGTGCGCTGATGAAGGAAAACTACAAAAACCTCAAGAGCCAGTGTTACATTCGCTCAGGTGGCAGTGTTGATCGTGGCGATTACTACATTCCCCCTGCTGTAGCGGAGCGTCCATACGATGAGAAGAGCTCCCTGCGTGACCAGATGCTAAAGGAGCGCAAGGCAATCAAGCGAGCCAAGCCCGACCACGATGGCAAGCTCTCGGTAATACCAAAGGAAGAAATGAAGACCTTCTTGGATAACCATAGCCCGGATTGCTTGGATGCGTTCATGATGAGGGAGTGGTTTGACATTACCCCACCCGACCCTGATGTAGAATATTTGTAAGTTTGTGCATGAAGAAAGGTCTAATCTTGGTACTATCCGTGATAATACTCGCCGCTTCTGTGATATTTTATTGGTATTCCGTGCGATTACTCGAAGATGCGAAGCAACTCAAGAGCGATGCGTATGAAATTCTCGACAAGTCGTACAGGGTTTCGAGCGATGCGTACTTCGATATGCAGCGGTTCAATGACAAGCACAGGGAGCTGTTGATGCGCATAGATTATCTTACCGAACAGGACAGTATTGCGACACGCTACATCGAACTGCCCTAGCATTTCGTCGAGAACTTCATAAAATATTTTATGTTTTCGGACATCTTTCATACATTTGGACTTCATACAAATAATTATACATCATGGATTACAGAAAAATTATCATTGCCGTCTGCTTGGCGGTAGGCATTTTAGGACTCCTTACCTGTGCGAGTTCACATTTAGAAACCCCTAAAACATACTATCATGGCAGATAATTGGAAGGAAGGCATCTACGCCAGTATGGATCGCTTCAATAAGATTGATGGCGACAACTTTGGCCCCTGCATGAGGCAGCTTTATTCGAAGGAAAACAAGACCTGCCTTGAGTGGCGCATGACAATCAAGGACGCTGATTTGTGCATCATTCAGTTTCATGAGAACGGTAACGGGTACTCAATCTTTAAACAGCAGGAATAATGGCAGAGCAATCGATGAAGAAATGTTGCGGACTTTGTCCGTTTTCAAGAAAGGGCACCTTGTTCGTACACCCGGAACGTGCTGAGGATTTCGCATACAGCACGCAGAACCCCTACAATGATTTTGTATGCCACAAGACTGGCGTTGAATACGAGTCGGAATGGGCTGACGATGAAATGGACGGAGCAATTGTTCGAGGAGAAAAATCACTAACCTGTAAGGGGTTTGAGTCTCTGAAATGGCAGGAATACCCTGAGAATTTCCCTGAAGATTACGAACCAGACCCTGATGCGTTTACCGATCCTTGGGATATGGCGCAGTTCCATCAGGATCACTGGGACGCAGAACAACTTCAAAAACAGAAATAATGGCAACAAGACCAAAACCTTTTCCTGAGCTTCTTTTCGGAGTTTCTAAAACAGGAATATTTTACACCGAGCTATCATTACTTGCAGTAACCAAAGGCGGAACAGGTATCTACGTTGATTTAGGAAATCATGTGTTTGTTCATACCGTTGGCTGGAACTTTAACGATGATTGTTTTGGGGGTAAAAACGACCACAAGTACTTTGAAGACCCGGAGGATGCCGACACGTACATCGTGAAGCGAAGTAGGAAGGCGATAAAGTTCGCAAACGAGCGAAGAAAACTAAGAGCAAAAGCAGACGAATAATGGATTTACCCGATAGAGTAACCAAAATACTTACCCTGCGTGCAGCCATAGCGGAACACGCAAGGGGGCGCAAGAGCTTCAAAGGGAGCTTGGAGTGTACCAATTGTGGAGGTAAGGCTCATTACATTGTAGCGTACAATAACCACATACAGGCCAGCTGTGAAGGCTGCGACCTAGCATTTAGAGAATAATTTTTAATCATACAAACACCAATATCATGAGTAAATTTGAACAACAGTACCAAGACGAACTGAATAAGCTGGAATCGTACAGCCAAATGGCGGACGCATCGGCTGCAATTTTCAACCGATTAAATGACCGTATGACGAAGGTTAATGAATACATAAAATCAAAATCGTAAATTGTACCTATGGAAGTAGTAGATTTCTTTATTGAGAACATGACCTCGGTGTACGGGGTTGTTCTCATCTTGCTCGGCGTGTACATGATACGCACCGGGAACAAAGCGCACAACACAGCCCTTAAAATGATGGCGGAAGCGACAAAGCGTGAACGGGTAAGCATTGACCGCCTCTTCGAGGCAAAGGACTTGGTTCGCAAGGCGGATGCCAAGATGGACAGGTTTACAAAGCAAATCAACGAGAACATCCCAAATGTGGAGATAGTGATGGTGCCAATGGGGGAGAACCCTATCGAGTTTATGCGTAAGCACATGAAGGCTGACATGGAACATCCGCTCGAAATGTGCAGGGATATGGATTACGATTACTTCATGGATAACTGCGTTGAGAATTGGACGCTTGAGGACATCAACCACGTAATACCTGAATTTGAAAAGTTAGGCATGAAGGACAAGGCTGATATCCTACGTGCGCACATTGCCAAGAAACAATAAACGAACCGTCAAGGATTCTTTGACAGTTCATTCATACAAACCACTATATCGAGAATGAGTACCATTAATCTGATCAACGCCGACTGTGTGGCGTACATGAAAACACAGCCCGACAACGCATTCAAACTGGCAATTGTTGACCCACCATACGGACTGGGTTTCGGAACATTCAACCGAACCAATAAGGCATCCAATGGCGAACGCTACAAGGCGGACAAGTACAAGAACGCCGACTGGGACAATGCCATCCCGGACGATGAATACTTCGAAGAGCTCCTGCGTGTGAGTGAAAATCAAATAGTTTGGGGCGGTAATTACTTCCCCTACCTATGGCAGCACGGTGGCAAAGGCTTCATATTTTGGTACAAGGGCAATCCCGTCCCGAACTTCAGCGACGGCGAACTGGCCTGGACCAGCTTCAACAAGCCTGCCAAGCAATATGATTACAGGTACTACGGTGGGCATGACGGTAAAACATTGGCCAAGCCCAAAATACACCCCACACAGAAGCCCATATCCCTGTATGAATGGCTGCTCATGGAATACGCCAACGAGGGCGACAATATCCTTGATACTCACTTGGGCAGTGGTAGCATTGCCATTGCGTGCCACAACCTCGGCTATGACCTTACTGGGTTGGAGATTGACCCGGATTACTTCAAGGCAACATCAAAACGCATAGATGATCACCGCTCACAGGTGCGGATGGATTTTTAGTACCTTCGAGGTTCACTAAAAACCTTTATTTATGGAAACTAAAGTTTACTTGAAAGACCTCAATGTGGTCATCGAGCGCAATGGTGCGATACTTTCATTCATACCTACCCGATTATTTGCAATTGAACCTGAAGAAGAACACGTTATCCTTGAGGGCAAGGGCAAAACGTTCAGCGTAAAGTACGTAGACCTTCGTGGCGATGCTGATCAATCATTTACAAAGCAGGAGGCTATTGATTACCTCTCCCCGTTAGTGGGTTTTAATACAGCATCGGGAGGTAGCGGTGCAAGTGGCGGAGCCTCAAAGCGTATAGGGGAGTTCGTTTATGCTAAATCAGGTAAAACCCCATCTAACGGGTACCTTGAGGTTCTTCCCGGACCGATTACCAACGCAGCTCTTACATACCCATTGTGGGCAGCAATGTATCCTGAATTTGTACAGGGGAATGATATTGTATTTCCTGCCGACGTTGATGGAATGTTTCTCCGTAATCTCGGTGGCGAGGCAGGAGCGGAAGGAATATTTCAAAATCACGAAATTCAGGCGCACGGTCACGGCTACCTTGCCCCACCTGTAAACCAGTTTACCCGTAATGGGACGAACAGCAATATATCAAGAAGGGGGCAAAACAGGAGCATACAAACGAGCTCAACGGGTGGCACGGAGACACGCCCCAAGAATAGAGCCTATCAGCTTTATACAATAGTGGATACATACTAAAACCTTATTTTGTTAGTTTTGTAGACGAGCATTGTGAACCGCCACTCTGCTCGTTTATTACTAATGCGGATACATAAATACATTTACATTATGAATTACACAGCTAGGATTATCAAGCCTATCAATGGAGGTACTGAAACCAGTAACCACGCACTCGGCGACCATTATTACACCTATTACAAAACCCACAAGGGCGATTACGTTGACCCGGAAAAGAAGAACATCTTCCAAGAGTTGTCCGATCAGTATTTCAAGGATAGCCCGGAGGTGCCACCCGAAACCGATATCTCGGATGAGGTAATTGGGTTCGTATGCGCATCGGACGGGAAGTTGCACCCGTTTTGGGATTACAATCAAGTGTACATCGTGAACGAGAACGGTAAGACGTTCGAGAGGGTGTACGGAATGCCTAAAAAGCGTTAATTTAGCACCGCACAGTCACCCATCGAATTGAGCAATTGAGAGACCTCTGCAATACGCAGGGGTCTTTCTCGTTGTAGTGATATTTGAAACTTTTACGTAAGTTTGCTATCATACATACTTCAAAATACGCTAAGGGACGGCGTAGTTCAATTTAATTTTAACCTTAAATTTTTATCTAAATGGATTGTAATTGCCCAGCCCCAACAGCGTTAACCGCTATTCCTTCTCAGGATTGTGGGGTAAACCTAAAGCAAATCCAACGTATTGCCTTCCGCAGAGTTGGCAATCAGATTGGTGCGGCTGCTCAACCAGCTGCGAATGATATCCTTGAACTTGCAGACTGGCAGGCGTTAATGGCGTTGGCTGATTCAGGCAAAGTTGTCGTTTCTCCCCTAATTGGAGCGAACCCGACAATCGATGCTGGGGACAAGATTACCGATGGTGGTGGAGATAACTCTACGCTAAACGGTATCGAGGAGGTTGAAGGTGTGAACCCTTCAGAGTTCAATGCCGAGTTTAAGGAGCTTTCTCCTGAAATCGAAAAGGCAATGAAGCAATTAATGTGCGAGAAGAACCTTGAGGTATTCTTGTTCTTAGAGGGTGGCCGTATTGCCAGCATCAAAATTGATGCGGACAATTACAAAGGTTTGCCGATTCAGTCGTTCTTCTTCTCTGATAGAAGTAACCAAGGATTCGGTACGAAAGACCGCCACACGATGTATTTTTCTCTTCCTTCAGGTTGGTCAGAAGAGTTGGATATCGTTAAGCCTAACTTTAACCCACTTACAGAGTTGTAATGGGTACTGCTAAAAACACAAAGCCCCGTAAGTCCTTCGTTAATTTGAAGGCTAAAGGGGCTTATGCAAAGGAGCAAAAGTTTAGCGAACAGCAAGCACTTGTTCTGCTGAGACTCCCAAATTCCGCTTGGGAGCTTAACGACGAAAAATACACCTTCGAGAAAAATGACCTTAAACGAAACCCAAGCAAGGGAAACACTAACAAGTCCGAACGAAAGGAGTAACATTGACTCCGTTCGGAATTACGAGTCTTCCCTCCGTGTATTCACTGAAGAACTTGATCACTACGAGCTCAAGAAGGAAATATACTGGCGTTTATTGAACGAACGCATCAAGCACCGAATAGAGAAGAAGTACGAACGTACCACGCAGTTTATGCGCTATCCTCTTCCCATTGTACAGATAACCGATTCCATTCTTAACGATTACTTCAAGGTATTTGAAGGCAAGAACAGGTTCTTCAATGTTGAGTCCGACAGGAACATCGAAGGACTCAAGCGTTGGATTGCGGAAGCGAAACCTGAGCAATGGATTGAGAACGAGGCACGCATGGTATTGAAAAACCGTCCTTGTTCGATTGTGGTTATTGACAGGAAGGAAGACGGCACCCCGTACCTCATTAATGTTGACAGCACCCGTTTAGTGGATGCGCAACTAGCGGACGAGGATGGGCAGTGCGAGTATGTTTCTTTTGTTCACAGCAGGGAGAGAGACCCTGAAGATTCGAAGGCAATTATTACTTACTTCTCCGTTTACGACGATGAGCGGTACCGTGTGTACAGCAAGCGTTCAAAGGGGGATGTGTATGTGTTGGAGATTGACAAACCACACAATATCGGGTACTGCCCAGCGAGAATGTTCGTAAAGACAGCATCCAATACCAAGAACCCGTTTAAACGCCGTGTCGCATTCGGACAATCCATATCCAAACTTGAGGACTGGACGATATTCGATGTGTTCCGTAATTACATGGATCACTATGCGCCCTTCCCGGTAACGGAGGCACCCAAGTCAAAATGCGCCAATGTGGACTGCAAGGACGGCAAGGTAAGCGAGGAAGAAATCATCGACCACGCCACCGGGCAGACACGCACCAAGTGGAGCACCTGTCAGGTATGCGAGGGCAAAGGCAAGGGTACCATGATTGGCCCCGGAACTCACATCGGCATAAAGCTGCAAGGCGATAAAAGCCTTGAGGATGGTTCGGGTAAATTCAAGATGCACTTTCCCGAAACCGACAAGATGGATTACATTCCGAAAAAGCTCGATGAGCTGGAATTGGAAATCCGATATAAAACCGTCGGGGTTTCAAACCTAATCACCAATGAGGCGATCAACGAGATCCAGGCCAAGGGTTCATTCGCTAGTATGGATAACGTACTCATGCGAACCAAAGAGGAGCTCGATTTCCTATACAAGTGGATAGTTGATACCGTTGGATCCATTCTATACAAAAACGCACGCTTCCAAACCGAGGCAAACTTCGGTACCGAGTGGTACCTCATAACCGAGGAGGAGTTGCAGGAGCGTTTTAAGGCAGCGAAGGCAATCGGCCTGCCCAAATCGGAGCAAGTTGCCATTTACGAGCAAATCATTGAAACGAAGTATCGGGGCAATAGCACAAAGGTCATGCGCCAAAAGATGCTGTTACGCCTTGACCCGTTCCCGTTATACACGGAGGCGGAGGTCATCAACCTGTACGACAAACAGGCGATAACCTTCGATGAAATGACGCTGAAGATTAATTTTTATAGTTTTGTATCACGTTTCGAGGACGAGAATACGGTTATTACCGAGTTCGGTCTAAACTTAGAAATGCGTGATCGTATCAAAATAATTTCTGAAACTTTAAAACAGTACAACGATGAAAACAATGAAGGCAAGCAACTACAGCCAAGCACTGAAGGAGCTCAAGAAGATTGATGAAAACCTTGTAAGCAAAATCGCTGAGGACATCAATGTTGCGGATAGTGGGCATTATGCCGTTATCCTAATCAAAAAAATCAACGACGTGGCGAACGAACGCTACATAACAAGGGCTGCTGTGCAGTTTTTCAACCCTAGAGCATTCGCTCGGTTGAAGAAGAACTTCACTACGTTGTCATACAGCAAAATCATTATCCTGCACGACCCAACTACTGGCGACAATACCATTAGTGGGCGTTTGAAGGGGCATGAGAAGAGCGGTATCCGTGCGCAGGTCGAAAAAGAACTTGCTGAGAAGCACCGCAAGGAGAAGGAGGAGCTTATTGCCAAGCGTGAGGCCGAATTAGCTAAGGGCAACAATGACCTTGACAATACACCTCCGCCTCCGCCACCGCCAGCACAGAAAACCATCGAGGAACGTTGGGAGGAAGAAAAAGGGAACTACGACCTCGGAGAGTTCGACCCTGCGAAGGCTACAAAGGCGAAGTTGGCCGAGTTCGCAAAGGAGAACGAAATCGACCTCGCCATAGCGGACAACAAGGTTGACCCGATGCGTGAACTGGTACTATCTTGGCTATTGGAGTCCAAGAAACCTGAAGAACTATAATATCAATTTTTAACAATTAATACCATTACGGGAATATGGCACTAGAGCTAGCAGAAATTACAGCAGAACTTGAGGGTAACGCAGAACTATTGACTGGGGTTACGTCTCACATTTTAGAAACCGAAAAGGGAAAGGAAATCCTAACCAACCGAGCCGATGTACTTTATCAGGAGCGTATCGGGGATGAGGTTAGTTCCATTCACTCTCGTTACGACGAGGATGCCTTTTCGATAATTGGGGAGAAGCCCGGACAGTTGGAAGACGGTACGAAGCAGAAAACCTACGATTTCATCAAGTCGAAAATGGAGGAGCTCAAGGGGCTGCGTGAACAAAAGGACAGCCTTTCGAAGGATGCTGCCGTTGCGAAGTTAAACGCAGAGATAGCAGACCTGAAGAAAAACGGACCGGGCGCACATTGGGAGCAGACGTTCAACACGGAAAAGCAAAAGTGGACTGCAAGGGAGCAGGAACTTTCACAGCGTGCTGAAGCTGCCGAGAACCGTGTAACCGACTATATCAAACGGGTTGATATGGAAACTGGGCTGCGTGGGCTGACATTCAATGAGGATGTACCCGAAGAGGCTCGAAAAGCTTTGATTAACAGTATCATGGCCAAAATGAACCAGCACTCCAAGGTAGAGGGCGACAATGTTCTTTATTTGGATGAGCAGGGGGCTGTGATAAACAATTCAGAATACAAGCCAAAGGATGCAAAGGCAATATTAGAAGAAGCCTTGAGTTCTATATTGGTAACAGAAAACAACGAAGGAGGAGGGGGAGCACCTCCGACCGTTGCAGGATCTATTGAAACAGTAAGCGTTGAAGGGAAAGACGTAAAGAGGCTGAAACTCAACGAGCAGGCGTTCACAACCAAGACCGAGTTTATTAAGGTTATGGAGAAGGCGTTGCTTGATGAGGGTGTGTCGAGGGGATCGGCGGACTGGAAAGCACTCGAAGCGGAAGCGTACAATAGATACAATGTGAGCAAGCTCCCAAGATAATTATTAACCTTAATTTTTTAAACCATGAGTTTAGCAAAAACTTATCTGCAAGACATACGTGCGCAGTACCCTTCAAACCTTGACCGTGACGAATTACGTCTAACAAGAAACGGGTTATTGACAGCTGTTCTTGCCATGACGATGAGTGCCAATTCTGTAGTATCGCAGGACTTGCGCACCAAAGCAACTGCATCGCAGGGTAGAAACCTTGACGTGCCAGTAATGCAAAAGGGCCCTGTAACAATCAAAAACGTGCGTTCGTGCGATATCGATTGTGGGCAATCAGAGACTGACTTGGTTCGTATTACATGGAAGACCCTAGTGGTTGACGTGTGTATGGTACCATCGCAGTACGAGAAAAACGAAATCGGTTACACGACCGACCTAAGCCGTAAAATCACAGACCGAGTAGAGGCGTTGAAAAACGAAATCGAGGCGGATTTGGATTTGGCTTTGGACGCTTCGAAAAACCAAGTTTACAACTCGCCTATTGTTGGCGATAAGTACGCTTTGGCTGGTAGCTCGATTCAGGTGGCAGCTGCCGACCGTGAGTTCTTCTTCAATGACATCGACCCGATTAACTTCGAGGATGATTTCTATGATGAGAGCGTTTACGTGGTTGCATCTCCTAGCCTGATGGCGGATGTGAACAAGTACATCAACCAAGGATCGGGTAACGACGAGAATTTAAACTTCCAGTTTGCTGGTAAAAACTTCTTGTTTTCAAACCGTGTAACCAACGCAGCGACTTCTTCTTCAACCGGGTATTTCATGCCTGACGGTTCAATCGGGTTATTGACTCGTATTGATGTTGATGCGAGAATGAACGCAAGAGCGACCGATGGTACCGAGTGGTTCGAGGATACTCTTCCCGGATTGCCTTTCACCGTGGGCATCCAGTACAAGTCCAAATGTGACGACCAGTCAACATTGGAGGCTGCTGGGTTGGAGCATTTAACCGCTACTAAGATTGAGCACTGGCAGATTAGTTTCGACTACGCCATTGTAACGCCTTACACAAGCGACTTGGCTGCTAACGCTCAGGCGATTAGAAAATTCGAGTTCTTGCCATAAGCAGGGCGGAACAATTCAATAATCGGAAAGCCTTATCTCTTCATGAGGTAAGGCTTTTTTTAATTCAGTACAAATGTTTAAATCCACAGAAGTCGCAGACGGTTACAAGACCCTCATTGGTTGGAGACAGCACCACGACACCGATGAAATAGAGCTTACCGCACCGTTATTGGTTACGGACTCAGGCGAATACTACCAACAGAAGCATCCAGCACTCAGGCTGGACATCATTCAGGCACTCCTCCCGGAGAACCAAGAACTTGAGGAGTACCTCATGGAGAAGGTTCGGGATGGTGCAATTGAAATGATAAACGACATTATCCAGTACCGTCAGGTTTCCCAGTACGGGAAAACGTTACTGGAACAACGCCAACTCTTAAACAAGTACGGTTGGGTTAACGATAAGATTGTGAACGAGAACCGCTTCGTCGGGCTTCAGATACGCACCAAGAGCGTAACTGGCCTGCAAACGGTCATCAATCAAATTGGATTGCAGTTTTCGGATCCTGAAACATTTACGCTGTACGTGTTCCATAGTTCGAAGCGTGACCCGATTGCACAATTGCCCAAGACGACCACAGGTGCAGCTGGTTGGGATTGGACTAACGCCGAGGTGGAGCTCAATGCGTTCTCCCGGACGAACCAAAACGAGGGGGTATGGATTGTAGGGTATTACCAAGAGGATATTTTGGGAAGTGCCATCAATGCGACCGATTTCAATTGGGATAGGGGCGTATGTGGTGGGTGCAACCATTCGGCGCATAAGGTTTGGAACGAAATACAGCAGTACTTTTCGGTATATCCTTTATACGTTCCGCAGGACGTGTACACAAAAGGGGAAATGTTTGACTTGAACGATGCCTTTTACGTGAACGATCAAAGCTGGGGGCTTAACCTCCGCCTGAGCGTTCGGTGCGACCTGACGGACTTTTTGCTCGACCACAAGTTCGCATTTAAGAACCTACTGGCGTATAAGGTTACTTCCTTGATTCTAAACGATATGAAGTATAGCCAGCAGATAAACTACATCGAAGAAAACATCAAGATGATGATTATTCGGGATTTGGAAGGCGACACGGAGACGAAGATGGCTAATATCACCATGAAGTACCAAAAGGAGCTCAAGGCGGTAAATTTCAACATAGGGGGCATTAACCAAAGCTGTCTGCCATGCGAGGGAGAGGCTTACGAGCCGTCCTACAGTGCTATTTAGTAGGCAAATAGAATATATCGAGTCCTTTGAGGACACTTTGTTCTCCACGTTCAAGGCAACGCTGGCGCAGTTTGATTTCGTGGTGGTTGATTTCATCGTGAACAAGCAGCTGTTTCGGTTGGGGCAAGATTCGGAGGGCAAGCGTTTAAAGGGCTACACTCGGCAAACGATACGGCTGAAGATTTCGAAGGGCGACCCTGCCGACCGCACCACGTTACGGGATGAGGGTACGTTTTATGCCCAAATGGGCATCGATACCTTCGATGATAGATTCGAGATATTCAGCACGGTCGATCATACAAAATACCTCATCAAGCGGTACGGCGAGAATGCCATGCGCCCATCGCCTGAGAATATGAAAGAGTTTTTGAAAGTGTACCTTGTACCTAAATTAAAAAGTGAGTTCAATGATTAAACTACAGGACAAACCAGTAACGGTCACCAACCCGGTCGAAATCGACAAGGCTTGCAACGATATCCGTTTGATGCTCTCGGAGCTTCCGTGGGTATCCCATCCGTACCACATTGCGCAGAGGTTCTACCGAAAGGAAGGACAGAAGCCATTCTATTACCCTGAGACGTTCGTCGCCACGGAAAAGAAAGGCTACAACTACCATAGGCTTACCCCTGACAACGATTACTCAGGTATGTTTTTCTTCATGGTGGGGGATGAGAAGAACGACTTCGCACCGAACGAATACAATTACTTGCGTTACCCGGTGGGGATTATCTTTAGTGCCAACCTTGAGAAAATCGACCAAGCCAAGCTGGATACCACGCTATTTACGCAGGAACTCATTCGGGATGTGCGCCGTGAGCTTACTACCCGTATGATTGAGTTCGATTTCCATTACACCCTCGACACCGTTTCCCGTGATTTGCGGAAGGTTTACAGGGAGTTTGTACTGGACGACATTGAGCAGTACAATCGTGCGCCTATGCAATGCTTTAGATTCGATATCAACATAATACTTCAAGAGGAATGTTAGAAAATGTAATTTTAGTGATATTATTGGTTGTGTTCTTTTCGGGACTGATGGAGAAATGGAACCTCGACACCGCACTACAGAGCTGGGCATCGGGCAGCAATTCAAAGTTTTTGTACAGGCTATCCCAGTGCGAGTTCTGTATTGATTTCCATCTCAGCTGGATAAGTACCCTACTGGTTGGTGTATGTTTGGGGTATGAATGGGGTATGATTTTGGTGCCGTTCATAGCATCGGGAGGCATGATAATTATAAATAAATGGGCAGTTAATGGTTATTAGAGTACAGGGGCATAGAATTGAGCTATACGACAATACGCAGAACCTACCAGTCCTGCGGTTTCAGAAGTTCAATAAATACATGATGATAGCCAATGAGGTCGGTAACAGTTTCGAGGATTATGATGCCCGGACTGCGAAAGCCCTCGCATTTTTGCAGAAGGATATGGTTCCTGAAGCGATTGGCGAACTGAATAATCGCCGACAAGCGGTTTTTAACGCATTTAATGAGTTTACCCCCAAAGGGAAAGCGTTCGCCGTTCTCGTGCGTTCTATTGACGGCAAAAAATATCTAGGAACCTCCCCCGATGAGCTGGATGAGGTATTGGAGCACTTGGATCGCATAGGGTTGGGCTGGATTGATAGCCTTGAGGCGTTGAGTAATGTAAAAAAAAACTCGAAACAGAGCTGGTTGTCTATTATCCAGCGTTTTTTCCAAAGGGGGGAGACAAAGAAAGTGCAGCCCTCCGAATAAAGCGCATGGCAGCGATCCTCGACGGATTTATCGAGGAAAAAGACAACGGAGATAGTATCTTCGGCATTGAAAAGGAGTTATTGGGTAGGAATACCCCGAACATTTGGAATGTTCACAATGAGGACAACATGGAAAGGCTGCTTGAGGTAGACTTTCAGAAGTTCGCAATATCGGTCACAGAGCTTACGGGACAAGACTTGACTAACGTTTCGACATTTGCATTTTACGCCAGCGTCGAGCATTTAAAAGAAAAGTTTAAAAAACGTAAGTAATGGATAACGTTATCGCTAAGTACTCCGAGTTTTTTCAAGACGACGGAGGGCTGGACAAAGTAAAAAAGGATTTCGAGGAGCTTGGAGAGTTCCTAATCAAGGAGGCAAAAAAGATAAGGGGTGAGATATCCCTTTTTGACGTCTCGGAGGCGGAGAAGATTGCCGAATACGAGGAGCGCACCGAAGACCTTACCAAAGCCTTCAAGGATTATTCCGATGCACGGGAGAAGGTCACCAAACTAGAGAAGGATTTCCAAAAGGAACGGGGCAAGTCCACACGGGCGAACATTCAGGCCACTAAACGCCTTGATGAGCTCAACGTGGAACTTGAACAGCAGAGGGTTGCCATGCGGATACTCAATGCTGCCGAGAAGGAGGGTACCATCAGCACAACTAAGGCTGCTGAGGCAAGAGGAAGGCTAAAACTGGAAACTAAAGCCCTCACTCAGGAAATAAACAAGGAGCAAAAGGAAATTATCGACTCCACGAAGCTATCCCGTAACCAACAGAAAATCCTTGAGGCTGAAATCACACTACAGAAGGAAAGAGCCGAAACCATTACCGAGATACGTGAAAGGCTCTCCGCCCTTAGAATAGTTGCAGCACAAGTAAACATCACCACCCAAGAGGGCAGGGATACCGTTGCAGCCTATAATGCCGAAATCGACGAACTCACGCAGGAGCTTTCCGAAAACTCGGACACGTTCATTCAAAATAAAATCAATGTTGGTAATTATGAGGAGAGTATCAAAAGCGCACTTGAGTCGAGCGATGCCTTCAAGACTGGTATTGGAGGGCTTGATGCTGCATTGGCTGGTATTCTCGGACTATTATTACTCAACGAGGAGGCACTCAAGGAAATGGAGGAGAGCCTCAAGAAGAACAACAGCGCAGTTAAGCGTTTTGCGGTATCATTCGGTAAATTAAATAAGGTGCTCAAGGCGAGTATCATTGGTGCCGTTATTATTGCCATTGCTGCCCTAGGCTCATTGTTCGGAGATACCGTGGCTGGCTCGGTTCGTTTGGAGAAAGGCTTGCAGACATTGGGCAACGTGTTCAGAGGGCTTGGAACCATTGCGAGGGTTGTGTTCAACCAAATAGGCAACATATTCAATACGTTTGGTAAGAACTTCCAGCTCTTCGTTGATCAGTTCAAGGGCAAAAGCATCAAGGATATTCTTTTCGGGGATACCAATGTGCTTACCAACACGTTTGCCATATTCGCCAAGAACTTCACAGAGCAGAAGGATAACATTGTGGAGGGTGCGAATGAAATCGCAGAGGCATGGGATAACATTGGCGAGGCTATTATAAAGGGGCTTGACAATATCGACCGTGCCATCAAACTTGAGGCCAATATACGCCGTGCGAACATACAGCTGGCGGAGTTCAATGCCCAGCTTGCACGTTCGGAGTCCATTGCATCCGACTCGACGATTAGCTTCAGAGACCAGTTGCGTGCCAACCGTGAGAGCCTTGAGATAATTGAAAAGATTGGCGACACCGAGGTATCCATTGCCCGGCAAACCCTTGAGGCAATAAACGAACGGGTAAAGCAGAACGTACTCAATAATGGTATTGAGGTTGATAATTTGAACCTACAGCAGAAAGGCGTGGGGTTCGCTAAATCGGTCCAGGCCTTGTCCGAGCAGCGTGGCATTCAATTGGAAATATCGAAGGAACTTATCGAGGAGCAGAATCAGGCCGTAATTGCTCTAACCGATGCAGAATCAGCACGTAACGTCGCTGCATTGGATAACCTAAAGCTCCGACGTGAATTGGAAAGGGATTTATTCGAGCAGAACCTTGACTTGCTAATTGATGTAATCGACACCGAAAAGAACCTGAGCGAGCAGTTCGTTACAGATACCCGTAATAGTTTCCAAGCACGGCTTATCGAGTTTGAAAGGTTCTCGGAAAAATTCAAGGACAATGCAGCTGCCCAGTTAGAGGAGTTCAACATATTGGCATCCAAGTCCGCCTCCATTATAACGGACAGGCTCAACCAGTTGCCCGTAAATTCGGAGAACGCAGCCGAAATAGCTAGGCTCCGGGAGGAGCTTCAGGAATTGGAGAACATTGACCTACGCTTTGAGTTCGATGAGGATGGAAGTTTTCAGGTATTCAATGGCGAAGCGGAACTTTCCCTCGATAATATTGTGGCACTAAACAAGGAGCTTCAGAAATTGGGGCTTGCCGAGATACCGATTAACCGCTTCCGGGAGATTGTTGTGGAAACGACGAACTTCGTTAGGGATATGCGTGGCATCAACAGGGAGCTTACTCAGGCAGGGTTCCTAATCGATGAGCTCAGTGGCAATCAGATTGTTGATGCCGATGAGTTGGCGCAACTCGAAGCCGTTACCAAGCGAATACTTGAACTGGGAGGGCAAGACCTCGGCAGTTTGAACAAGGAGGAGGCCGATGCCGTAATAAAGGAACTTGAGAAGCTCGAAGCCGAAAAAACCGAGATTGAAAGGTTCGCCGAACAAAAGCGTAACGATAACCGTGCCGAGGCATTACAGGCGGAACTCGACCTGTTGCGCCAACGTAGGGAATTACAGCAACAGCAGGCTTTGGCGGATAATGATTTCGATACATTCGATGCCCTACAGGATGCCAGTGAGGAAGAACTCAAACTTGAGGCGGAACTCGCTGCATTGAAGAAGAAAATATTTGATCAATCCGCTGCCGACCGTGCTGCTGCGATTCGCAATGGTACCAAGGATGCGATTGATGAGTGGAAGAAGTTCAGGGACAACCTTACCGCCATATTAACCGAGGTACTCAAGCGTGTTGCCGATAATGCCGAAAAGCAAACCGAAGCGGCGGAGGAGAACGTCGATAAACAGGAGGAGGCTGTTGATGTACAGCAGGCAAGGGCGCAAGAGGGACTCGCCAATACGCTGGCATTCGAGCAACGTGAACTTGCCAAGCGTGAAGCGGAACTCCTGAAGCGACAGCGCAGGGAGGCGCAAATTGCCGAACTGCAATCCATTTGGAACGCCTACAATGCCAACCTTAAATCACTCGACGAAAACGAGACCAGTGCCGATGCCATTATTAAGACGCTGCGTGATTTAGCCGTTGTCAAGGGAATAACCGCATCCCTTACCTCGTTTGGAGAGGGTGGTGTGGTTGAAGATAAGCTGCCCGGTAACGGAATATTTCGAGGACGCTCGCATCAGGGCAGACAGGGCGGTATTCCAATACTGGTCGAGGGCAAGGAGGGCATCCTCTCAACCCGTGAAATGGCAAACCTCGGCAAGGATAACTTCTATGCGCTCAAGGGCATGGCTGGAATGGGGCCGATTGATAGTAACTTCTTCACAGGTCAAAATGCCTCATTCGGCGCTATGATTCCTGTGGCAAAGGATAACGATAGCAGGCTCGTTCATGAGATGCGTGAGGTTAAGAATGCCATTAAGGGCAGAGCCGAACAGAGCCTGAGTGTACCCGAAGTGGTGGACGGTATTCTAACATTTACCGAAACCATCAAGAAGGGCAATAAAACCAAGCGGAACCATTACCGTATCAAAAAACCGAAATTATGATCGTCAAACAGCCTATACGTCATTTTATTAATGGCAAAGACCTTGGAGAGCCACGAAACTGGCAGGATTTAGAAATAACCGTCGACTGGTTGGAGAAGAAGGAGGGTGTCAATATCAACATCACGGACTTGGATTTCGTTTTGGAAGCAAAGCGATTACTTCAGGAGCGTGTTCTAGATGGGCTCTCCGGGGGTGTGGGGATATTCGAAGGGGAGCCTTATCAGATTACAATAGGCGACTTGGGTAGCCCCTCGTATAAATTCGAGGGATACTTGGATTTTACAGACGATGCGACTATTATAGGGGCGGAGGAGTTCTCCTGTTCTTTGAAAAAGCGAAAGGGTACCGATTGGCTCAATGAAGTAGCCGACAGTTTCAGTTTCGCATATCTGGCCGATCAAGGATTTATAAATCAAGGGGATTATGTGAAGGTTCCATACGTGATAAATTACGTGCCTGATGGCACGCAACTCATTCTGCTATCTATCTCATTGTACATGATGACGAAGGAAACTATCGAAAATGTACAAAAGTTAGCTGAGACCATCGCCGACGCTACCGATGCTGCTGCCCCTGTGTTAGGTGCGTCGGTCGGTCTTGGTGCAGGAGTTGTAACCGCATGGGATTTAGGTAATTTCATTTTAGTAACACTCAAGACGATTGCAAGGGTAGCCTACATTATTGCAATGACCGTCGCCATTATAAACCTCATCGAGGAGGTGTTCGCACAATTGTTGCCGAAGAAACGCTTCCACTTGGGTATGAGAATACAAACACTCTTCGAGCGTGGGTGCCAATATACGGGGCTTAGGCTACAGAGTAACCTGTTGTCGCAGATAAACGATTGGGTACACGTACCGAGCAAGGATAGAAAAGGGGGCGAGGATGGAGAGTCCGGGCATCCAGTTAATTCGGGGCCCATTTACACCTTCGGGGATTGTATCAGAGTATTTAAGGAGATGTTCAATGCCGACTACCGAATTAAGGACGGCATTTTTTACTTTGAGCGACGTGATGCCTTCGAGGTGCCATCCGCATACGTTATACCCCCGTTCTTCAGTGATCAGGAACGCCTGCTGGATGTAAACACGTTCAACACGGATGAGATGATTGCGAACTACAATATCTTCTATGCGTTCGACACACAAGACCAAAATACACTCGATGACCAAGAGGGCAGGGTATTCCAAGCCATCACCACACCAATACGAGTGAAAGACCAAAGCCTTGTCAACATAAAGAACTTGGCTCAGGTTGCTATACCGTTCTCCATAGGCAAAACGAAGAACGACCTCACCCGAATTGAGGAGGTAATGAAAGACCTCGGCAAGTTCGTTGATAAACTAACTGGGGTATTTGGGAAGGGTACCAATTTCGCCACGCAGATTGAAAGCAGGCGAGGTTCAATGCTGTTGAGCAGCGATTTCCTTACATCGGGGCGCATAGTGCGCATAAGTGGGCAGAACCTCACCAAAGACCAACGGGGAGACCTCGGCACACGCTTACTGTGGGACAGGTACCATTTTATAAACTCCTTCGCAGATGTGAACGGGGAACATAACCAATACTGGCGTTATTCAGATATCCGTGTTCCGATGAGCTTGGAGGATTTTGAAAAAGTTCTTGATAATAATTTGGCGACCGACCAAGATGGTAGGAGAGTGGAGATTGAAACAATGACCTACCGTCCGGGCGAGGGTACGGCGGTAATTGACTTCAGAGTCAAGAGGAAGTACACTAATAATTTAAAGATTGAGTATGTATAATCAGCAAAATATTCAGGAGCTTAAGGCGTTGGGAGATAAGGCAATGGCTGAAATGAAAAATCAAATCAGTATATTTGATGCCACCTTGCAAGAAGCATTAAAGGGAGCTCCGCAACAAGACAAATCACAAATAGAAGAGCTTAAAGCACTATGTAACAGTGCAATCAATCTGGCCAAAACGGGAAAAGCCGACGCTGCTCAAGAACTAATTCGCAACTACGAACATGGGCGTAAAAGTAATCAGTAGGCAATACCGCAACCAATTCTATGATCAATCGGAGGAGACCGATTGGCTATTGGGAAACTCAGGAGACTGGCAGGAGGTTATTATTCGATTCGAAGCCTCTGTTCGATTCGATGCGAACGACCAAGAGAGCGTCAACATCGACATCAAAAACAAGACCTTTGTACTGAACAACGGCAGGAAGTGGAGCGATTACGGCTTTGATATTGGCGATTTAGTTACCCTTCAATACACAAGAACTCAGGACGGAGCAGCCCCCAACGATGTATCCGTAACCTTTACCATTATAAACCTGTTCGGAAGCACCCTTGAGCACGACAGGACTTTCAATTCCAGTTTTGTTGAAACCGTTCTACCCACCAACAGGGGTACCACGGCAATCATAAACGTATCGTTTAGAACCGAGAAACAGCCACAGGGCTTAAAGTTTCGGTATTCACACATAACCAATGAGGACTCCGATAGTAACAACCTTGCATCTTTCATCGATGGGAGCGTTGGGGAGTTTTCGTTTCCCGGTTTGGACTTGGTGGCAAACGGGCAGGAGCGTGAAATGAACCCTGACGGCATACAATCGGGCATGGCGATTGATGGTGCCACGGTCAAACCCATATCCAACTCAGGCGGTGTTTATACCTACGAGGTTACTGCTAGGTTCATGATAGCGAGCTTCTTCGAGCAGCCCAGCGACTTGGAGGATGGTACCATACCGCCGATATTGTTCGGAACAGGCTCCCTTACCGATAACTTCGAGATTATAGTGTTCCCCGAATGGAACAATCCGAACACGGTAATAATGAACGACCTGAACAACACGCAGCGTCTTGGTAATACAGGCTGGTTCAATGAAAACTTTAACGGGCTTGATAACGAGTTCACAATAGAGTCACTAAAATATTTCGATGAGGATGGTGCAGAGGTTGATACCTTGGACTATGCACGCCCCATCACTGCGGAGATAACCGTTTCGGGAATACAGAACCTGAGCGCATCGACCGAGCTTGGTTTCGGGTTCGCATGGATACCTCAAAACGAGGATGATTATTTCAACAAGGAGACCCCATTTCATAAGAACCTGTTCGTAAATACTGGCAGGGTGTACGATGATGGCGTAAACGATAGTTTCAACCTCGGAGAAAGTGTTGCAGGAATTACATACGAGGGCTTCAGTACTTCGGATGCACGTATGGACGTTGAGGCAGCTGATGGCTCCATGTTCCAAGTTGCTGGCACGGATAGCGTTGTACTCAAGGCGAAGTTCATACCGACCCCTGAGTTCGTTGGCTTCTTTGATGCCCGGAATGAGAACGACAGGAATTATATCCTGTGGATATCGGTTGCAGACCATTCGGAGAGGATAAACTTCTCGGACAGGGTTTCATTGTTGGCTCATTATGCAGCACTCACCAAAACAATACCGCCAGCTGGCCCGTTCCCCGGCATGACAAATAAGTTTATCGAGCATCCGCAGGATGATTTCGTTGCAGGGGCAGAGAAGTACTTCGGTTTCGTTGAGGATGATGTGTTGACTAGGATTCAGTTTCAGGTCGCTCAGGCGGATGATTTATTCATACAGGCTATGACGTTCGGGTACCAAGTGGTAAATGAAACGACAGGAGATGCGTACCTATTGGAGGAGATTCCAGTAGTACTTGATCAGTTTCCCAAGGATTCGAGCGGAGCGCAACAATTGGCATTTGATGGCACCCGTGGCTTCAGGTTGGTTCCCGGTAACAACAAGAACTGGGTCAAGGTTGAGCGAGATACAGGGAACGATAGCGCAGGGATGTTCGGTTACAAGGCATTTTTCGCTGCCAAACTTCGCTGGGAATACTGGCTGAGTAAGGATGATGTTCCTGAAGAGTTCTTCAATATTGCGCTTGAGAACAATGGCCAGCACAATAACTGGCTTGATTACTTGCGTGCAGAGCCACAGGGAACGTACAGAATTGACTTTTTTGTGCAGACCGATGCTATTGAGGACGGAGAGCTTAAACGGTACACGAACGAGTACGAGATTGATTTTAGGGGCTACGATGAAAATACGAACATCGAGACCACTCACGAATACTTCAAGGATTCCGATAATACCCTTCTAAACATAGGGGCGGATCCCGATACAGGCGCACCGCTTGGGGTTATACTCAGCGATGACCGAACACGTATCGAGATAACGTACACCAATTTGACCGAGGATTTCGACATTCAAAAGATGTACGGGGTAATCACTTTGGAGATTGACCGTGGTCCAGGCCTGTTGGAACACAGGCAACTGAGCTCACAATGGGCAAGCGAGTCGGGCAACCCACTTATACCATTGGACGGGGAGACCCGATTGAAATTTGAACAAATATCGCCGAGAGTTGTAAAAACCTCTTGTTTGGTTGACCCTGCACTATTGGAACAGGTTCTTCGTTACAAGATAACTGGCAGGATAGGCTGTTGGGATGAGAGTCCCGGAGGGCAACCTGTAGCAGGACTTTACGAAGAACGGTACTCACAAACCTATGAATAAAAACTTAGCACAATGGCTGACAATTTAAAAATCACAGAACAGAACATCGACGCTGCCATCGACCCCTCGGCAGGCATTGGTGGTATTTTAGCATCTGAGCACAATACTGTACTCAAGGAGGTGCTGAACAAGGCAGGGAAGTATGCAGGCATATTCTTTACCGCAAAGGGGGATAACACAGGCGTAGCCCCAATTGGTACCTTGTTGTTCAATGGTAATGCGTTCAATACGCTGACCGATTTCACTATTCGCCTTTCGAAGCAATCCGCCGACCTCAATGATGTTGGCGATATACTTGCCATTATGAGTACTGGTTCGATTATCCATTTCAAGGATAAGGTTGGGCGCAGTGCATTCTTTGAATACCAAAGCCACGCCCCCGGCAACGATGGCACGAATGATATCTATGATGTTACTGTACGTGGAGTTGCAGGCAATGCAAATTATACATACCAAGTTGTCGAGGCAGAGGTTTGTGCATTAAACTTCTTTATTTTAGGAGGTGCAGGCATAATTCCTGAATACACGCTTGATATCAATGCAAACAACGTGCGCCTTTTAAAGGACGGGGTGGTGGTTTCAACTGAAGATTTAAGTATTTACATTGATGACACCAACCTAGCCAGACTTGTTGATGGGGATCTTGATGGGGCGACTGGTATTGCAACTTTCGAGAGGGATGATAATACCACTTTTACTGTTGATTTCAGCTCTTTTTTAAATGGTGCAGGATTAACGGATGGCGATTACGGAGATATAACCGTTTCAGGTAGCGGTACTGTCATGACGATTGATGATGGAACCATATCAACATCTAAAATACAATCAGGAGCCGTTGGTAACACTCAAATAGCCGACGGCTCAATTTCAAAGGAAAAACTCAAGGGAATTAACGCCCCTACAGATGGGCAGATGGTTGTTTGGAGAAACATTGGCGATAGGTTCGAGTTCCAAGATGTGCCTGATGTAAATGGTTTTCTTGCTCTTACTGGTGGGTCGATGACTGGGGATGTTGATTTTGACGAGAACACCCTAGAAAATCTTGGCGTAGTGGAAAGTCAGGCTTTTGATATAAAATCGGGGGCAGGCGGTGCTAATTGGAAAATAGCTAGAGGGGTGTTCGGAGGTGGCGTTCTTGAGATAGTATCCCCTACCTCGACAAGTGCCACGGGATACCGATTTGCGGAGAATGGCATTCCTGCCCATCCAAGAGACTTAATAACCAAAGAGTTTGCCGATGCCAATTACGCAGGCGGTGGAGGTTCGGCAACTAAATACAATCAAACGTTTGTTGTAGCAGATTGGACAGCGAACCAAATTACCATACCAGCTGCCACGCATGGGGTTGGCACAAAGCCAATAACACAGGTATTCGATTCGGCTGGCAACGAGGTTGTAATTGACAAAAATAGAAGCGCAAGCGGCGACGTTACCCTTACCGTAATACCCGGTCAGGAGTTCGACGGAGACTTAACTATAATTTAAAAAAGCCATGACAAAAATTAAATCATACATTCAAGATGATGTGACCATTCAGGGGAGTGGAGCCGATAGGTTCATTCGTTTTGTGGAAAGCCTCGGAGCTTTCAATGGAGCCTTTATTCAATTTCAAGGGAGTGCGAACAAGTTCCATATTGGTATCCACGCATTGAACGACCAAGACCCTGCGAACGACCAAAAAGTTTTAACCATACAGAGGGCGGATGGTTTTATTGGTATCAATACCGAAACTCCAAACTTTGAACTTGACCTTGAGGGTACCTTCCGAAATGAGGGCGTAAGGATATCCCCAACATTTACGGACTTCACAGGTAGGGTAGCATTGGTTAACCCCTCTTTTGGAGGCTCACGGCTTGGGGATAGCGACCTACAAACCCCATCTTTAGACGTTGGGACTGTTATAAATTTCATTGACGGAACAACGCCACAACAGGTAAACTTCTCAATATTTGAAAACAACAAGGTTATAACGGTTCGCTCTGCTAAAGAGGGAGACCAGTCTGTTGGTGTATTCGATTTCAATGGGGGTAATCAGGCAGAGTTTGGCGTGAGCGATGCAGAGGCGACGTTCGCTGCAACCATAAACTTTACTGATGGAAAAGGATACGTTAACGATGTTGGCGTTCAGAGGTATGAACCGGGCGTCAGTGTTGTAGCCAAGTCCTTTTACGATGTAATGATCAACTCAGGGGGTGCTCCACGAATGAAGCACATCAAGACTTACTACGATGGAACCACATACGACGTAATTAGAGAGATTCTTGTGGACGGACAAATGGTTCACAAGAAAATAGTTGAGTTTGAGAAGGTTACGAAGGGGGTTGATCCTGTTGATGATGAGGATTTTGTAACTAAGGGGTACGCCGATTCAAACTATGCAGGAGGTGGAGGTGGAGGAACGTGGAAGGGAGCTGCTGTCGCCAAAACAATCACATCGGGAGCGGCTTATACTTCAATGTATAGCGAAACCATTCCGATGGGTACGCTCGCAAACGATGGCGATGTTATTGAGTTTGAATTTTATCTTGCAATAGATGGGGCGGTAGGCGTTACTCAAAGTGATTTAGGCTATAGGCTTACGGTTGGAGGAACTTCTTTGACTGAGAGTGGATTTCCGTTCGCTAGTGGGGGATATACAAACACAGTTAGAGGTAAAATCGTAAGGCAATCTTCGACAACCATAAGTTTGTACATGGAAATATTTTTAAACTCAAGTATAGTTAAGGAGTTTCCATTTAACCAACTAGAAAGAACGGTTGCAAACTTAGATAATAATGATTTATCCTTTGATTTTCTGGCTATTGATGCTGGTGGCGCAGATAGTTGGACTATTTATAATGGCTACTTAAAACAAATATAAATGTGCGACCCTAATGAAAACACAGTTATAGCCTTGGATTTTGTCACGGCAGGCGACCAAGGAAACTGGCAAACAACCTCACAGACCCCCGTTCAAACGATCGGGGGTAAATTGCTTCTTGATGCGGACTCCAACAGTGCTGAGTTCAAAAGGGCAATTGGAACGGTCGACCCCACCAATAACAGGCTTACCATAAAGTCCAATTTCTCTATCGAGATTGCGACTGGTGCGCCCCCAACAATGGAGGTCGTGTTCGACCTTTTTGTTGACGGCAACAAATTGGGTAGCAGCTGCGCCGAGTTCGCGAACATTCAGGCAGGGGCTAATTATGTGTACCACCTAGACCGAACCTTCAAAATGCCCGTTGTGGGCAATGGTAACGTAACGCTTGTCGTTACCATCCCTGAAGGTTTCCAAAACCAAGTATTTCTTACCGACCTAAGTGTCGCCGACAGCCTGTTCTGCGAGGACAACGTTCGGTCATACTTCGTAATAGATGAACTTTTCGAGGATGCTTTGGCTGCGCAGTCAGCTGGAATTGAGCTTTTAGAGTGGAAGGTTGACGATGTTGAAACCCTTACCCCTCAGTTTTTTGCGGAGAACAACTCTCCCGGAGGCGACCCACGCATCCAATGGTTACTGGCAAAAGCCGATATTGACGGCAGCAACCGTGTATCCGACAACTCTATGCCCAACAGCTTTAACCCGTTCGTGGATGAGTTCGGGCTTGAGTTCGATACCGCCTCAAGTTTTCATGGTGGCAAGCCCATTGGTACCGTTTCGGGTTCCGATTATGGTCCAGGCCTGTTGGCAATTGGATTACTGAAACCAGTAATACTTAACGGAGCACTCAACTCAAAAAAGGGAGCGTTCTTCGTGGATATCGATTTTAGTAAGAGACTAAAGATTTCGTTCAATGTAATACTGAACAAGTCGAGTACCAACCTATTCAGTAACCCCGATTATTTACGAACGTATTTCATTGAGGTTGATGAGCGGTTCTGTACCCGTAGGTTCTACTATGTTGAGGACGGCGTTGAAGTTGATCAGGATATAAACGGATTCCTTTCGGGTATAACATCATCCGAAATAAACGAGGTGGTAGTTCCATGTGATGAGGCATTCGCACCATCGGGGGCAAGCGGTAATTTTACCTATGTTCTTGATTTTGGCACCGAAATTGGCACCGTTGGAATTGAGTACAACGCCTTTAGTGTTCCCGACAGGTTTATTGTTGAGTACGATGGGGTAACATACGATACCGGGTTCGTTGGAAGCAGCTCGCAAGACCAAAACCTTATAAATGCTGGTGTCGACCCAGTTGACATAAATACAGCAAACCCATCCAACGGCTCAGGATCCCTTATAATTCCCAAGCCGAACGCATTACCATCTCAGGCAACCATAACGGTACTGGCACCATTGGGGAGCACTGCGTGGAACGTTAAGGGTATTTGTGCAGCAAGCGTGCCACCAATAGCATCAATTATCGCAGATGATACCAGTGTATCGCCCGGAACTACAGTAACGTTTGATGTAACGGCTAGTGATTCCGATGGTACGATCGAGAGCTGGATGATAAATTACGGCGATGGTGCCACCGATAGCGGATTGGGAAGCCCTCCTGCGCAGTTCATGCACTCCTACAGCGTTGCTGGCGGAAAAACAATCACCCTATCCGTTACGGACAACGATGGGAATACAACCACAGTAACCGAAACGCTCACAGTGCAATCCACACCACGTCCGGGAGGGATACGTGTTGATGTTTCTTCCGAGGGCAATTGTTACAGTTGCTTTAGAATAACGGTAACGGTGCCACAGGGAGAGACCAGACAGGTTGAGTTCAATTCGACGTTTGCGCCTTCAGGTGCCTATGCAGCTGGGTTCTGCCCAATAATGCAGCCCGGTGATGATGAAATTGGACTCGATACCATAGAGAACATATCTCAGACAACATCTTTCGTATTTGGTATAGATGGAGCTCAAGGCTCGAACCAAGTACCGAGTTCTATAAACGTTATTGTAAGGGACGGCGGATCCGTGGAGGATTCCCAGTTGTTTACGAGAACCCATGCTAACTCAAATTGTTAATATAATGGCAGAGGATTTACTCAAAATAGTACACATTGACGGCAGCGAATTTGGCTGCGTGGATGGCTTCGACCCATGCACATTAAAGGAACGTACACAAAGTTTCGCTTTATTTGTTGATGTTCCCACGCAGAACGAAACCCCCGAAGAGGTTTTTAAGGAGTGTTGTTACGTTCACAGGGTGCTGGCATCGGCAACCGAAACCTCATCGGCACGAAACGATTTTAGTGGGTTCTTCCATCAGAGACAGGTTTCAAACGAGAGCTGTGATTTCATATTGGTAGACCTTTCCGATAATAGTGAGACCATACTAGAGGCTCAGTATGGTACCCTCATGGATTTTGGTACCATCGCACAGCAGCCGAACCTCAAAACATACAGGCTTGATTGGCGAAAGGTTCTACTTGACCTCGGCGAGGGTTCCTATAAGGTGCTCAAGCGTTTTAATCTTGTGGGGCTTACAGTAGATGAGGAGTATTTGGTGTATAACCTTCAGGCGTATGGAGATAGTGCAGCAAACGGCACGATTCGCATTGATGTAACCATGAGCGGTCTAATGGAAAGGCTTGGGATTGACTTCTCAGGTACGGATTTCGCCACCTCCTTGAGGCTTCCGGGCTTCTTTGGACGGCGTGAGCCAACATTCGAGGAGGATAACATTGTGAGCCGAAGCTATCAAAAGCGTCAGGTTTCAATGAAGCAGACCAATGAATACAAACTTCAGACGAACATGGTACCCGATTGTATCACAAATGAAGTGATCGATTTTATGCTGTTCTCGGACGATATCCGTGTTTTTGATTATAATTTGAACAACCACTCCTACGATTTTAAAAACTTCCCCGTTAAGTTAGAGAACAATGAGGGAACTAGATACATTACCCGAAGCCGTAAGGCGCAACTAAACCTTGTTTTCTCCGATAAAACGGTTGACAACAATAAACGCAATTATTAATTATGGACGCACAGATTTTTTTAGTAGGCGGAAATGTTCAGGTACGTGAAGCAGGCGTAGTAGTTATGCTGATACCGTCCCGTTCGTTTCGTGTCGAACCTGAAGAGAACCATGTATCTCTTCATGATATGGAAATTGACCGAACACGTCAATACGCATACTCCGAAGTTCAAGAGGCCGATGGTACTCCCGTTGGTGCTAAGGACGACGTAATAATCTACCTAAGCGACTTTGTAAATTTTAAGGAGCCTACTGGGACACCCATTCCCGGTCCAGTAGGCCCGATTGGCCCACAGGGAAACGACGGCGACTCCGCATACCAAGTATGGCTCGATGAGGGCAATACTGGAACCGAGCAGGACTTTTTTGATTCGTTTATTGGTGCCGATGGCACCGATGGCGTTGATGGTTTGCCCGGAGCGGATGGAGCGGACGGAGCGCAGGGCATTCAGGGGATACAAGGAGAAACTGGACTATCCGCCTATGAGGTTTGGCTAAACGAGGGGAACATTGGACTCGAGTCGGATTTCCTTTTGGATATAACTGGCGATCCAGGCCAAGACGGAGCCGATGGTTCGGATGGTGCCGATGGAGCCGTTGGTGCTACTGGTGCTCAGGGAGCTCAAGGCCCAGACGGACTTTCTGCATACGAGGTATGGCTCGCCGATGGAAACACGGGAACCGAAACCGATTACATAAACTCTCTTCAGGGAGCGCAGGGCGTTCAGGGTATTCAAGGTATTCAGGGCGTTCAAGGAATACCCGGACTTGATGGTGCGGACGGCGTTGATGGTGCAAACGGAGCAGATGGTGCAACAGGTTCACAAGGGCCACAGGGAGCTCAGGGAGCTCAGGGCATTCAAGGAATACCGGGCAATGACGGAGCAGATGGAGCCAACGGAACGGACGGAGCAGATGGGGCAGATGGAGAGTCCGCATACGAGGTATGGCTTGGATTGGGTAATACAGGAAATGAAACCGACTTTTTAAACACCCTAAAAGGGGATAAAGGAGATACTGGCGATACTGGCCCAGCTGGTGCCGATGGCGTTGATGGCGCAGATGGAGCTCAAGGTATTCAGGGTATTCAGGGAGCCACAGGTGCTCAAGGTGCTATGGGAGCTATGGGAGCTCAGGGAATACCGGGGAACGATGGAGCGGATGGAGCACAGGGCCCTCCCGGAGCGGATGGCGCAACTGGGGCGCAAGGGCCACAAGGTGTACCGGGTGTACCGGGTGCTGATGGAAACGACGGGGCGGATGGTGCTCAGGGAATACAGGGCATCCAAGGTATTCAGGGCGAAAAAGGCGACACGGGGGATACTGGTGCCACAGGAGCCACAGGAGCAACTGGCGCAGATGGTGCGATGGGCGTTCCCGGTATTCCGGGCGCAGATGGTGCCGATGGAGCTCAAGGCCCACAGGGCCCTCAAGGCATCCAAGGCCCAGCAGGAAACGACGGGGCTGACGGTGCAGATGGACAAGATGCCGTTATAACTGGCGACCTCCACGAATTACTCAGGTACGATACAGCAACTGGCGAGCTTGTTGGAACAAATATTTTTGTAAACCCCGAAGGCAGGCTTGGTATTGGAACGGATACGCCTGAGAGGGAGATACATATTTTTGATGGCAACTTTAGACTGGACAGAACATCTAACTCAGCATCGTTTTGGTTTATTCGTAAAGATGCTGGCGGAAACGTTCTGAAGTCTTTTAGAATGGATAACGATGCCTTTGGAACCAATGACGGACAGTTTACCATTGGAGACGTTGGAACAGCGGTTAGTGGCGCAATGACTCCTAGGTTTAGAATTGAGAACGATGGAAAAATCAACTTTTTTCTGAACCGAGTAACAAACGTAGGCAACCCGGTTGATGCGGATGATGCCGTTCCTTTGAAATTGTTGGATGCGGTTAAGGTTCGTAACCTACAAACTGGAAACCTTAATACAGGCGTCGGCGTGTTATCCAGCCTTAAAACAGTTGATCAGCTCGGTTCAACACTTGGGCAGTTCACACTTGCAGCCAATGGTATTACGCCAAACTTTACTGGAAACGTTAGAATTGATTTCAATGCGGAGCTTTTTGGCAACGCAACAAGAGCAGTTGTTGGGTTCAGATGGGCGCATGATGGGAACGTTGGCCCGTGGGTTCAACATACCTACATTAGGAACGCCAGCGGACACTCCGAAACATCGGCAAACTTCAGCACGGTTATCCCCGTGGTTGCAGGACAACCCATACAAATACAGCACGACAACTTCGCAGGAGGTGGTACAGTTACCTCTCGAGAGGATGGAGTTGAATTAATAATCCAAAGAATAAAGTAACATGAAACACAGTGTAATTTTTACAGTAGAAGAAACCGCTAATTTCAAGGTCAATTCAGATAAGTTGAAACTTGAAATAAAAACCAGCACAATATCCGAGTCAATTGACGTGGCGATTATAGGTGCGGATATTATGATAAACTCTCAAAACCCCATAGGTGGAGACGACCTTGAGCTTCTTATTCAAATTGTAACCGCACATGATGGCAACGATGCTGTCGCATTTAGCGAGAACGCAATCGGAGAAAGGGAGTCGAATATTAGAGAGCTTAATCAATTAGCAATGTTCCATCCGCTACTTGATAATGTGGAAACGGTTAGATACCTAACCCATATTGATAACCACATCAACGCATACATCCGAACAGGGATAACTGACGTGGTTGTTGAAAAGATATCAACAGACGCTCAAAATCCTGACGGCCAGTTCTTTGGGTTCTTGCACCAAGTTGTAAACGAAGCAGGCAACAAAACCTATGAGTATTTCATTGGTAAGATAATGGGCTTGGCTTAATGGCTACAATTTTAAGAACGTGATTAGCGTTAGGGCTTAAACCCAAAACGCCAAATCATGAAAATTGCCCTAAGATTCTTATCAAACTTAATCCTACTCTGCATCGCACTCGTTTTGGGTGTGGTGCTTTTACCCGTAGGCTTCATTTACGGTATTATCTCCTCCTTCTTCAAAGTAAAATGGTACGAGGGAGTTGACTACATTTCAACTAACTTCTTAATGGTTGCCGTTGGTATTGACCAACTTGGCAACGTTACCTGTGCTGGACTTTTCAACTTATGCCTTTTGAGCAGGAACGATAACAGGTACCCGTTCGGGAACCCCGACGAAACCATATCGGGCGTACTCGGCAAGAACGAAAAAGCAGAAAGTTTATCAACAATCGGGAAAGGTTTAAATTGGATCCTTAACTTTGTCGACAGGGGACACAGCATCAAATCTATAGAGGAGGATGAGAACTTCGCTGTAACGAAAAGGTAAACTAATCCAAAAAAACCCCCTGTTTTCGGGACTATAGAGTATGATTGATAATATGTACACTTCTTACGGAGGCTTCCTCTTCCTCGTGGGAACATTTCTTTTAGTTATTGGAGGGCCAGAGTGGTCGAAAGTATGCGCATACCTTTTTCAGGGAGCTGGCGTTATTATACTTGGGTTGGCTGCTAAAGATTACATCAACGACAAGGATGACAACCCCGACAAAGATGAAAAATGACCCAAACTTGACCGATTTAAACTTTTTGATGAAGTCGTTCGTTGACATAAACAGCGGATCGCTCGTGACCAAGTTTACTGCTACTTTTTGGCTGGCGTTGGTCGCATCACCAATACCAATGATAATACAGCAAATTACCGACTGGTACCTTTCAAACTACGGGTACACCCTCTTTGTGCTGACGGCGATAGTATTCGACTACTTCCTCGGCACTTGGATACATGGCTGGATAAAAAGGGACTTCTCCATAAAGAAGAACGTTTTCGGTTTTATCCAAAAGACCTCGCTCATAGTGATTGTGAGCGTTATCGCCGAAGGCTTTACCACCATTCTAGGCGAAAACAACATCATAGCGGACTTGTTCGTTATAACTACCCGGTTGATGGTGTTTATTTATCCTGCTGGCTCCGCTTTGAAAAGCGTCTACTTAATTACGGGAGGGAAGTTTCCCCCGGTGGGCTTCATAAACAAAATATCCAAGTTCAACAAAGACCTCGATGTTAAGGACTTTCTTGGGCAGGATGCCAAGACTGGCGAACCAAAACAGGAAACCTTAAAAGATTTTGAAGATGGCGAAGCTTAAATACTTAGTTATTCATTGCACGGATACCCCTGAAGGCAGGGAGGTATCGAAGAAGGACATTGAAAGATGGCACATCAAGGAGCGTGGTTGGAGCCGTGTCGGGTACTCCGATATGATACACCTCGACGGCGAACTTGAGAACCTTATCAACTGGGATCAGGACGATGATGTTGAAAGCTGGGAAATCAGCAACGGCGCACGAGGTCACAACTTCCACTCACGCCATTTGGTGTATGTTGGCGGATGCAACCGAAACAAGGAGCCGTGGATGAACCACTACCCACCGAAGGACACCCGGACACCATACCAAAAGGAAACCCTATCCATTTACGTAAAGTTTATGATAAAAAGATACCCCAACATCAAGGTCGTTGGGCATAACCAACTCGGCAATAAAGCCTGTCCTTCGTTCAATGTGCCGAAGTGGCTGCGTGAAATTGGCATCGACGAAAAACACATCGGAGTATGAGACTTGACCTCAAAACAAAGGCGATGCTGTTCTTTATGGGAGCGATAGTTGCTCTCTCCGCATATCAGCATCAGACGTACAAAAGCAAGGTTTTGAGCCTTCAGGAGGCACACTCGAAGGCTCTGAGCGACTTTCGTATGCAGAGCTATGTTAGGATTGATACTTTGGTGCGTACCGTTGTTAGAGAGGTTGAAATGGCTAAATTTGAAAACTCAAGGCTTGGAGCCTTATCAGATTCAATAACTAAATCCATAGACAACTATGAAACACGCCCTGACATTTCTCTTGATTTTAATGACGCTGCCGACATTATCTCAGGAAACGACTATCGACCCTCAAAGAAAGACGATTGAACTCGACTCCGCACAGGCGGTATCGGTTGCCAAAACCATCAAGAACGAAGAACGCCTAGAGCGTCGTGTTCGGTTTTTGAACAGGCAAATCCGAAAACTGAACGACTCTGTACAATCCTACGTAAAGGCGAATGAAAACTACCTCGGAACCATTCAGGGGCTTCACAACCAAATAGAGTATCAAGCGAAGGCACTCAAGGAGGCGGAGAACCGTGGCAGGCAAGTTCATTATGTGAACACCACATCCGTATCGAAGGCACCACGGGGATACGCCTATTTTGGCGCAGGAACCGACCTACGGGGATTAACCACGCTGGACATAGGCTTGGCACTTTCCTTTGAAAAAACGCTGTACACGCTCTCCATTGACCCGATTATCGGGGAAAAGCCCGTTTTCAGGGTGGGGATTGGGCTAAAGATATTTTAAAGATGTAAATTGCGCTAGATTATTTCTTACCCCCGGAGGCATCCCCTCCGCATCGGTAGCCATGATATAATCGTTTGTATGAAAAGCAGAGCCTCCCTCGTGGGGGCTTTGTCACTTTATCGAGTATCCCATCCGCTCATCGTTGATACGTCCGAAAACATAAAATATTTTATTATATTTGGTGTTCATACAAACATTAAATTTTTATATCATGTTCGAAGTTAGATTCAAAATCAACAAAACAGACTACGAAGTCATCGGGAGTTACCCAACGCAGCCACTCGCCTACGGGATGAGGAAGAAGTTCGCAAGGGAACAGCCCGAAACGTACCCACTGAGCAAGTTGTACGTTCAAAAAGTTTAATTCAAACCGCCCTCCTCATGTTGGGGAGGGCTAATCCTTTAATATTTCATACAATGAAGAACGTTATTGATGTAACGGCTGCGATCGACCATTACAATCAGAACCGCAGAGATGACCAAAAGAAGCTAACCCGTGAGGACTTGGCTGTGCTTTTAAAGACGGATTACCAGTCGCTGGTAAACTACCAAAACGGGAGAGTCCCGAAAATTGTACCAACCATTATGCAGATATCGAGTTTTACAGGTCTGCCAATGGATGAACTTCTAAAAACAGTATCAGATGAGTAAAGCATTCGAAGAAATGATGAACGATGCGCCCGAAGGAGCGTATCAGTTAGCTCCGGGACTTACCTCGGAGGAGATGTTAGCCGTGTTCTTTGATGAGAAGGCATTGCTAGAGGCACCGCAAAAGGTGTACAGGCTACAGGGAACCAACAAAAGGCTGTACTACACCTTTGACGACAAGGGCGTTCCCACTTTTTTTACATCGGTTACTACGATGATTAAGTTCACAATGCCAACCTCCCCACATTTAATCAAGTGGATTGCGGACATGGGATACGAGGAGAGCAAGGTGTATGCCGAGGAGCGTGCCGATTACGGTACCTTCATGCACATTGAGCTAGGGCATTTAGCTATTACACGACGTTACGACACCACCTCGACCAAAGACCGCCTGAAGGATTATATTGAAAAGAACAAGTTACCCTCGGAGTTCATAAACCACACCGACGAACTCAAGAAGGATGTAATGGCGTTCGCCCAGTTCATGATTGACTACAAGGTTCAGCCGTTGGCCGTGGAGCTTGTGCTTACACATCCCGACGGCTATGCTGGTGCAGTTGATATGCCGTGCAAGATGACAATTCAGGTCGATGGCCTGGACCACGACAATCCATATAAGAGCGGGCCCCGAAAAGGAGAGCCACGGGAGGTAAAGGTTGACAAGGAGATTGTTGCGATAGTGGATTTCAAGTCCGGGCGCAAGGGCTTCTATGAGGAGAACGAGGTGCAATTGGAGGCGTACAAGCAGATGTGGGAGCATAACTTCCCCGAACATCCAGTCGATGCCATATTCAACTGGTCGCCGAAGAACTGGCGAACCAAGCCGTCGTACAACCTGAAGAACCAAACGGAATCGAAGAGCCGTGCAAAGCTGCCCATGTTGGTTGAGCTTGCACGCATCGAGAGCTCAACGAAGAGCAACACGATTACCATTGTTGACGGCACCATTGATATTGAGAAAGGAACCCTTGAGGATAACATTTTGGAAATGAGCCTCGACGAATTGGTTATGAGCAAGAAGAATGAAGCAGAAGGACGTAAAAAAGTTTGAGAAGTGGTTGGTTATGAGGGGGTGTGAAATACTCCCTCCGACCAACAGTTACGAGATTTTAAGGTTCAAAGGCAGAGAGGTTGGGGTTCTATACTCTAGCGGAAAGACATCGGGAAAATACGCCGACGGTGCATTAAAAGCCTTTTATCGTAACTCACGCTGGGCAGGGAAGCCCATAAAAACAGGAAGGAAGAACTCCTACAAAGCCGAGAAGCGCAAACTGATTGCCCGTGATGGTACCGATTGCTTTTTCTGTGGCCTTGCTTTGGAGGATGATATCACACTAGAGCACCTCATACCTTTGGTGCGTGGTGGCAAGAACAGCTTGGAGAACATGGTGCTGGCTCATGAGGCTTGCAATCAGGAAGCTGAACTCCTGCCAATATATCAAAAGGTAGAAATGGCAATATCAAAGCGGATTCTTATAAGTCCATTTCAAGACCTCAAGGCTATTGCCCCACCAAAACTCAGACAGAAATACATGGACTTGAGAAGGGAGAGGGCAAAGATGCTCCGTGAAAAGGGATACAGCATAAGAGAGATAATGTGGATAATGGGGTACAAGTCCCCGAAAAGCATACAAGATTTAATCAAGTAAAATGGATAATAAATTTTTAGACCTTGAAATTGAAATGAAGGGCACCGAGTTCTGTGCCCTCGTTGCTGCAACTATTTCAGGCTGGGTCGATGCTCAACAGGGGCATCAAATTAAGCCACACCAATACAATCAGATTTTAGCATTCACAGCGAAGCACGCACCGAAGCTATACAAGGAAATTATTAACTCTAGAAAGGACAAAAATGGGAGGACGTATTAAAAGACCCGAAGAGGTTCGGGCATACCAGTTGCCGAGAGTGGGGCTGGTAAAAACAGGAAAGAAGTCGGATAAAGGATACCCGATGAGTTTGGACTACTTTATCGCCACGGGCAAGTACAAGGGTTTGTTTGATCAAGCGTATCCCGGTAAACCGCAAACTATTCAGATTGTGTTTTGGGAGGACGACCCTTCGACAATGTGCGAGGAGCGTTATGAATACCGAGACCTCGCAGGAAAGCTTTACGCCCGTGGAGATGGAGAGAACTTCGAGGTATGGACTGGATCGGTTTACAGTAAATTTACCGAAACGGAACATCCCGGTATAATGGAGAGGGTTCACAAGAAGGTAGGCAACAAGAACGGGTGGGACGTCATATTGACGCTGCGGTTTATTCTACCCAAAATCAATAGTATTGCTGGGCATTGGCAGTACACCACAAAGGGAAAGGCAAGCACAATCCCTGCCGTTCGTGATATGTTCGATGCCATGCTTGAGAGCCGTGGTTCGGTTCGTGGGGTTATATTTGACTTAAATGTTCAGTTCGTAAAGTCTCAGAAGCCCGGAAGCAACAGCAGATATCCTGTTGTAAGCCTTGTGCCGAACCAAAGCAAAGAGAACATTGAAGGCATTGGTAAGTCAATGCTGAACGTAAAATCCGATAACCTTTTAAACGAGAGCAATGATTGAAATTACAGAAAGCGACAAAACCCTCCTACGGCAGGCAGTCGCTCGATTCGGGGTTGAACCCCAAACTTGGATGATGATGGAGGAGATGGGAGAACTTGCCCAAGCATTGAGTAAATACAAGCGAAAGCCAACCAAGAGCAACTTCGAGAACATCTGCGAGGAGCTTGCCGATGTGCTTATAGTTGCGCTTCAGTTGGTTGATGCCACAAGCCCAAAAGAGGTGCAGCGCATATTCGATACAAAGATGGCTTGGCTCGCCCTGCGCATTAACGACATGGAAGGAGCGGACGATGTACTGGTTCGCTTCGACCCCGATTCGCTGAAGCCCGGAGTGTTCATTTATTTGAATGAGCCTTTGTCAGAGCCGCTTATTTATTCGCCATCAATGCTTGACGCAGAGGGTTACATTACCCTTGATGGTCGTGGGGCGGTTCATATTTCTAACTTCTTAATCCGAAAATAATGGCAGTTAAGCGCAAAAACAGAAAGTACACAAAGGACGATGAGGTAAAAGTTATCAACCTTTTTTATAAAATGATGCCGAACAATGTAATCCCCCGAATAGCAAACGAAGCAGGCACTTCTAAACATTTTGCCAGCAAGGTTATTAACAGGATGCTAACAGACTCTGAGTATAAAAAAAGGATGCTAGAGTCGGCTGGGATTATTGAGGATAAGATTTAATAAGTATGTTTGTCGCCCTCGTTGCTTTGCTTCACCTTTGTTGCAACGGTCAAAGAACCTGAAACCCACACAATTGACGGAGAGTGAAGCCTCCCGATGTTGGCGTGGGTTTCTCAATTTCATACAATCAATGAAGAACACTAATTACTACACCGTTCAGGGCTGGATGGTAAATGAACTCAAATTATCAGGAAATGAATTATTAATATACGCAGTGATATTCGGGTTCACTCAAGACGGAAGGAGGTTTAAGGGTGGCCTACAATACATAGCCGATACAATTGGGGTTTCTAAACGCTCCGTTTCTAGGTTGATGAAGCAGATGTGCGAGAAAGGCATCTTTGATTTTGAGCCGAAAGATGCAATACTTTATGAAAAGAGGGAGTATTGGATAACAGATGCCTACTCTGGCACGAGGACAATAAGTCCTAGGGGGACGACAAATTGTCCCAAAAGGGATGACAAATTGTCCATAGATAATACTATAGATAATACTAGAGATAAGACTACCCCACCTAGCGCACCAGCGTCCGACTCTTCTTCTCTTAAAAAACCTCTCCCTCCTGAAAAGAAGAACCCGGCAAACAAAAAAATCAACTTCCGAAATTCGTTTTATCATGATTTCAAGAATGTAATCGAGTACTTCAAGATTAATTCACAGAAGTACAAGCAATACGCTGGGGTTGATTTCCGCCACTATTACGATTCGATTGATGAATGGAGCGACACGAAGGATATTAAGCGCACAGACGCAGGCTGGATATCCACATTTCGATCGTGGATGCGACGGGATTATGGCAACGGGGAGCTTGTCATGCGCAAAACAACGAAAAATAAAACTTGGGGATTTAATGAGATATTTCAAAATTCATGATTGAAGGGTTCGATTTAGACAACACAATTGGCTCTCTCGATGAAATGATGGAGTATAGGGAAAAGGGGGCGTTAAGGGGTGTTTACCTTGGCTTTCCTGCAATGAAGGATTTTTATTCAATGAGTCTCCCCGGTGTGACCGATTGGACGGGGATACCACAATCGGGCAAAACACAGTTACTCGTTGAGTGCCTATTGAACACCTCGGAGTATTATGGCTGGAAGCACCTCGTTTACTTCCCCGATGTTGGAAAGCCCACCGAAATAAAGGCGGACTTGCTGCATAGAATTACGGGCAGAACGTTCGACAAGCGGTACAAGAATGTAATTACAGAGGATGATATTGCCAAGTGGCTCCCGTGGATTGATCACCACTTTAAAATCCTATGCAAGAAAGACCTGAAGTCGAAGATAACCCCGATACAGTTTTGGGATTATGCCGTGGAAATAAAGAAGTCCGAGGGCTTACAGACGGCAGCGATCGATTCGTGGAAGGATATGTTTCACAACATCAAGGAGGTTGGGGGAAACCTTTCGGAGTATCACAACGAAACCCTGTCGTACCGAAACGCTCTCTGCGAGCAGGAGCTCATGCACTTTCATCAGGTGGTACACCCATTGAAAACCGACAAGGACTCAAACGGCAAGAAGCGACCACCGGGCGCATACGACCTGAAAGGGGGTACCGCATGGAACGACAACGGCAAGAACATAATAACCGTCCACAGGGAGGGAAATATATCTCAGGTTTATTTCAACAAGATAAAGCCTCGTAGTATTGGAAAGGTGGGCATGATTGAAATGAAGCTCGACCTTGCACGGTTCAGATATTTCTCGGAGGATCAGGGCGAACGGGTTTACCACGCCAAAGAGTACAGAGAACTTAAGTCCACCGAAATAAGCGGAATTGAGGACGATAACGATGATTTACCGTTCTGATGGGAAAGTGGGAAGAACTAAAGGCGAAAGCCGAGGAGTACAAAAAGAAGGAACGGGGCCAGGCCAAGCTCCACGCTAGGTACGAACGGGAAAAGACGGAGCGGTTCAGGCACCTTTACGAGGAGCAGAACCTTGAGGATGTTGAGTTCCAGTACAATGTGGATATAATCAACCACCACGTAAACGAATGGCTGGCGAAGATTGATGATAAGCACCCACAGTCAAAGGTGCTTGGTGCCATAAGAACCGCAGCGGTGAGAATACTGGCGTACCAAATAAACCTCAAGGCAAAGCTGTCGAGGAGCATTGTAAACGACCACGAGCATCGCAGGCTGTACCGCAAGCACATGAAGGACGCTGCCGAGAAGGAGGTTGAAATTGAAAGGCTCAAAAAGGAGGTTGAGCGATTGGATGGGGTGATCAAATTCATGGAGGATGCAGATAAACGAGATGATTAGTTATTGCCACAAGAAGGGTGTTAAGTGCTATCCCGTTTGTGCGTTCGACCTAAGAAAGCCTCAGTCGACGTGGACTTGGCACCTTGAGGTCGATAACAACGGAAGTCCGAAACGGTACCGTGATGTTATTGGAAACGGCTCAACGCTCCGGGCAAAGCAGTATGATGAGAAACTGAAGAAACTTTACGAACATTGGTATAACCTTTTAAAACAAAAAGAATGAATGATTTTGAGAAATTAGTTAGCGAAATGAGAAACGCACAGAAGAAGTATTTCAAGACCCGTGATGCCTATTGGCTGAGGAAGTCCAAAGAGCTTGAGTCGGCGGTGGATGTTCATTTAAGCAATATTAATCAGCCTTCTTTGGACTTATAAGCTCAAATAAGAAAAAATCAACCAAAAAATTATCTTATTCATGGAATTAATTAAGCGACTGCGGATAATGGATCCGCCATACAAATACGTTCAGAACAAGAAGAAGCCAAAGCTGAACGAGAAAACGGGCAAGCTGGTCACGCAGGACGTGTGGTACCTGAACAATAACCTGTTTTATAACAATCAGATAAGTTTTTGGGTAAAGTTGAAGGTTGTAAACTATGCGAAGGACTTCCTTATGCTGTACATGGATGACATTCCGAAACTCGATAAAGCCCGGATAACCATCACATACCGCCACACGAAGGACACCTTCGACCTCGACAACAAGGCTGATTTTTGGAAGAAGATACTGCTCGATATTATGAAAACCCCAACCGACAAGCAGAGGGCAAAGGCGGAGGAGAAAGGAATAGTACTCAAAACCATTGAGTGCCTCCCGGACGATACGGTGCGCTATGTTGACCAGCATATTACCAAGTTCGAGCGTGGCGAGCATGAGCTAGACATCGAAATCTTCGGCGTGTTGGCGAATGTTCAGGCTGACCTGTTTGATTCATAAAATATTTTATTACATTTGGCATTCATACAAAACGATTATCATGCAATACATTCACATTCCAAAGACGGACGAACTCAAGACCCTCTGCTACGCAACTGGTAGGAACGTTGACTTCATTGAAATAGAAATTTTAAGGTTTTTAGAGGGAGCCGAAATCATACTCGATGATCAGGAGTGCTGCGGAAAGACCATCGGCGAACTTGTCGAGGAGGCTTCGGGCAGCATGATTATACTTACCTCTACGATGTTTGGGTGCTGGTATCCGGGCATACAGAAGCTGTTCTCTGAAATTGTTATCATGAGCCCACTTATGGACTGTGAGGTATGTGGGTGCGAGGTAGAGCACGAGGAGGATGGTAATTACGGCAAGGTTTGGACTGATTCGAAGTGTACAAATTGTGGCAACGAATACAGCGACGAGTGGAAACAGTTCGCTCCCTTTGAAAACGATTAAGAATGCCCGAAGTAAAGGAGTTCATATCATACGGAAGTGTTGACGGCGATGGCAAAATGAGCCTTTACAACCGTCAGCTGTTCTTTGATAAGCTACGAGATTACTTTCCCCGAACGAACATCGAGGTAATTGTTCGGGAGCAGGGCAATGATATGACCCACCCGTTGCGCAAGTATTATTTTGGAGTAGTAATACGGGGCATCCAAGAAGGATACTTGGCACGGGGCGAGGTCAAATCACGGGACTGGTGCGACAAGCAGATGCGTGAAATGTACTTGTATTACGAGGACATTGATTACGAGACTGGGGAATACGAAAAGCACATCCACACCTTACGGGCTGGGGAAACTAAGGTCACAACCAAAATGATGAGAGAGTTCATAGACCTCTGCATTATTTGGGCGGTACAGCACCTCGACTGGATTATTCCATATCCGGGAGAAGAACTCAACATCGAAAATGAATAGTAAAATATCCCAAACATAGGCACCTACGCAGGCAAAAAATGAATTTTTAATTTAACATCAATGAAAATGGTAGTACCAAAAAAAGAGGAGTTCAAACTAATTAAGGCTATCGTTGGCGATAAGTCTGTTTACGTCGAATGGGTAGAGCGTGAAATGTGGAACGGGGTCAACTATGAGATACCGGGAAACAAGACCTTCCCTTTCATACCGCACCAAGACCTTGTTGAGGTTCGTGATTCTTTACGTGAGTACCTAATGCGTTCGCACCATCACTACGATATGTACGAAACCGCAATCAAATACCTGAAGGGAGAACAAAAGCAAAAGGTTACTGATGCTTTCTTGGACTTGGTTCAGAAGGTTGAGGTCACATCCATATCCATCAGCGGCGAGAACCAGTTGCGTGGAGCCGTTATTTCGGGAAAAATTGAGAGCAACAATAAATCTAAGGCTGCAATCAACTCGCCTCGCATTGTATTCTCATCCGACAAGATTGGCTATGAAACCAACGTCGAGGGCCAGTGCGAGCTTTTGGAGTCTGAAATTTACGAGTACATCTTCAACAAGAAGCGTGCTGTAAAAGACCTGTTCGACCAAAAGGACGGGGACTCTCCGAAGGAAGAAAAAAAAAGTCCGAGCCAGCCAGTAGCTGAGGAGGTGTAAAGCAAAGGGGTTGCGGTGAGGCTAAGTTAATGGTTAGTGTTTAAACGCTTCGGGGGTTCGACTCCCCCAGCCCCTCTAATTTTAATACAAACAATTATGTCAGATTTAAGTGTAGCGCAGCAAATGCGTGAATTTGCAGATTTTTTTGAAAGTGAAGTTACCCTTACTGGGTATGAGTTGGTTAAGCTAACTCACACGGCAATTATGTCAACCTTTGATCACGCAGACCTTATCGAGGCTCTTGTTATTGGAGAGGATGGTTTGGATGCAATGGTAAAGCAGCTTACAACGGTTGGGGTTCCTGAGCTTGTTGCCATGACTAAAGAAGCTAGGGAAGATGAAGAAATGTAAAGTTTGCGGAGAACAGTTCCGCCCTAGGTTCAGCACCGTTGAGATGTTCTGCTCAGGGATGTGCGCAGCCAAGTACAAAAGAGAACAACAGGAAGCCAAGCCACCCACCAAAAGAAAACGTATCCCTGCGTTTAGCACCAAGAGGGCTAGCCAAATGCACATCTACACAAAGAAGCGCAGAGAATGGCTAAAATTGCCCCAAAATCAAATATGCTTCATTCCGGGCTGTGGAAAGCGAGCCACCACGGTTGAGCATACAAGGGGCAGGTCTGGCTTTGCGGATGATGAGGCACGGGATAAAAACATATCCCTGCTCATTGATCAACGGTTTTGGAAGCCGTGCTGTCTTGAGCACAACCTAGAGCTTGAGAACAACTCCGAACTATCGAAGGCAAACCAACTATCTAAAATACACGGGGGGCGCAAGGTTTAGTTATGGAGATGTTATTGGATATTATCAAGGAGAACGACGGGGATAAACTAAAGACAATACTTGCCGATGAGTTCATGGTGCCGAAGGATCGCATTGTAATCAATATAAATGTTTTCTTTGACCCATTGGATGAACACCACACCTGTATCGTGTGCTACTACCAAAAGGATGAGAATGAAAACTAAACTACGCCACGGGTCACTCTTCAGCGGTATTGGGGGATTTGAGCTTGCAGCCGAATGGATGGGCTGGGAGAACGTCTTCCATTGCGAGTGGAACCCTTTCGGCGCGCGAGTATTAAAATACTACTGGCCACAATCAACAGCATATCATGACATTACAAAAACAGACTTCTCTATTCACAGAGGAAAAATCGACATCATTACAGGAGGATTCCCATGCCAACCATACTCAGGCGCAGGCAAGCGTCTCGGCAAGGACGATGACCGACACCTCTGGCCTGAAATGCTTAGAGTTATTCGGGAGGTTCAACCACGTTGGGTCGTGGGCGAAAACGTTCTCGGCCTTGTTAATTGGAACGGCGGACTGGTATTCGACGAAGTGCAAGCTGATTTGGAAGCTGAAGGGTACGTCGTACAACCGTATGTATTACCAGCTGCAAGCGTCAACGCTCCCCACAAAAGATATCGAGTCTGGTTTGTTGCCTACGCCGATGGCACAAAGCAGGGAGACAACGAAGGAGAAGTCCGAAGAAAGGCGGAGAAAGTTTGGGGGAAAGACTACAAGGGCGATGTACTTAGAGAACTATTTGGCACTTGGGTTGTTACCGACTCCGACGAGCTCGGATGGAACGAGGGGAGGACAACAGGTTCAGGGCAAAACGGTCAGGCGCAAAAGGAGCGGACAGCTGTTCAGCAGCAAACTGACGGACTTGGCGGTGAGTGGACTGCTTCCGACACCCGTGGCTTCCGATGCAACCACTGGGGCTATCATTGGGAAGAACGACACCTTCAGGAAAACATCGACGGGAATGCCGAGAAAGGTAAATCAGAACGGTACCGACGGCAGCGTCGGTCTAGCAAGGCTGGGCAGGCTTGGCTTGCTACCAACCCCGACGACATCGGATTACAAGGGGGCGAGGAGCAAGGAGTCGCTGGAAGCGAGCGGTCGTTCGGAGAAGAACAGCCTATCGGATACGTTTGCAGTAACTGGGAAAACTTCCCAACTCAAGCCCCAGTTTGTGATGGAGATGATGGGCTTTCCGCCCGACTGGACTTTGATTCCGTTTTTGAAGGAGTCAAGAACCCAAGAAAACCTAACATCTTCGGAAGGTGGAGAACCGAGTCAATAATGGCAGGGGGTAACGCCATTGTGCCAAAGCTAGCACTACAACTATTTGAAACCATTAATAAATACGAGTTACTATAATGCAGAACATTCACAACATGGACTGGCGAGAGGGCATTGTCAACATTGCCGATAAGTCAGTCGACCTTGTACTGAGCGACCCTCCGTATGGTATGAGCTATCAATCGAACATGAGAAAAAACAAACACGAGAAAATCAAGGACGACGATAACCTTGACTGGTTGCCACATTGGCTCTCCGAAATGAAAAGAGTGTGCAAGGACAATGCACACTTGTACATATTCTGCTCGTGGCACAAGGTCGATGTGTTCAAGCAGGAGGTTGAGAAACACTTCAGGCTTAAAAATATCCTCATTTGGGAGAAAAATAACGGGGGCATGGGAGACCTTGAGGGCGATTACGCTCCCCGGTACGAGATGGTTCTGTTCTGTTCCAATGGAGAGCGCAAGCTCAATGGGCGCAGGGACGATAACATACTTAAAAGCCCAAAGACCCAAAATGAATACCACCCAACGGAGAAGCCCGTCGATTTGTTCTCGTACCTAATCGAGAAGAGTACCGAAGAGGGCGACCTTGTTTTGGATACGTTCGGGGGTAGTTGTGTTACAGCCGTTGCCTGCCGTCAAAAAAAGCGTCGGGCAGAAGTGTTCGAGATTGAAGAGAAGTATTGTCAC